CCCTCCGCACCTCGCTGAATACCTCGACCATGTGGCAGGTGAAGCACTCTCCGCATGGGTTGTGCGTTGCCCAGCCGAAGCAGTCGTGTACGTCCTCGGAGCCGAGCTGCTGGTCTATGCGCTTAGCTCCGCACTTACCGCAGAGTTTGCGATATGCTACCGACCCCTTCGCCTGCTCATCCGCGTAGTCACCACCGCGTCCGGGATCGGACGCGGTGGTATTAGGTCGCTCACTACGCGGCTGGAATGGCGCTTGGTGGTCGCACGCAGGATCACCGCCACCCCACTTTGCCGTCCCGTAATCCCGCAAGTTCCAGTATGGTGGGGAAGTGCAGCACGTCTGGAACACCCCCGCCGGCATCTCCCTCAGCCGATCCACCACGTGCCCCAGGTACAGGCTCTCCTCCCCGCCCGGCGCGGACCACAGCGCGGGCGGCAGCACCAAATTCCCGAACGCGGTAAGTCCAAGCGCGGACGTAGTTTGCGGCGTCGGCGCGATCAATTTTGGCACGATTCCTCCTTTTGCCCTTGCTTATCGTTTTCCGAAAGGTATAATCATGTTGACGGGTCGGAACTACCTCCCGCGCCGATGCTACAATGTCACTAGAGGTATTATACCATGCCGACGCAAGAGCAAGCAGCGGAGCAAATGAAAGCCTACGTCCTGTCCTGCGCCGCCATCGCCGAGGCAGTCCGCGACCTCGGCGAAGTCCCCAGCGGTCATCTGTACGCGCAAGTCATGGGACACATGGACCTCCAGACCTACGAGCGAATCGTCACCACGCTCGTCAACGCTAAGCTCGTCACCAGTACCAACCACCTGCTCAAGTGGGTGGGACTAGCAAAGGAGCAACCATGAACGCCGAGGACCGCTACATCACCTGGACCGACCCGCGCCAGCACGACGCCCACCTCACCCACGAGACCTCCTGCGGTCGCTACCGCATCATCGAGTGGCGCAGGAAGGACTTCGTGCTATACACCCCTATGTTCCTGTCGCTCACCACACAGCGCGGTGCGACCCTGCACCGGCACTTCACCGCACTGCCGACCGCCGAGACGCTGACGGAGGCGATGGCTACCATCTGCGACCGGCACTGCGAGGAGTATAACCTGACCCTAGTAGGAGAGCCACAGGATGACACCAACACCGACGATACTGAATTCACTGACATGGCTACCGCTACGCCTTGAGTCCCTCCCTGCATCCACTTGGACTGTCTGGGAGACCACCTGCGGACGATACCGCGTCGTGTTCGTCCGCGCCGACTCTCCCGACATGCCCACGCACTACGTACCCGGAGTCCGCCGCACCGTCGAACGCAGGAACGGCACAGCCAGCAGGGTCTGGGACGGCACGGCGTTCACACGCGACGGCTCCTGTCGCGGTTACACCACCCTCCAGTACGCTATAGAGGCGGTGGACGCTCACTACCTCACGCAGTGCAAGGCGATGCCAGTCCACCTGAATCAACCAGAGCACCACCTGGAGGGCGTCAGGACCAGCACTGTGCACGTCGGCAGGGAGCCAGGCAAGCCGAGGGAGGCGAGGCCGAGGACACCAGCGCCTACGCCAGTCCTGCTCACAGCACCAGTCTTCGACTACGAGCCGGAGGTGATCCAATGAGTCCAGTCCTCAAGCGACCTAGCACCAAACCCGCGCCGATCCTCAAGATACCGCAGGCCCGCTGCATGTCGGCGCTCATGCCCGACGATCCCGACAGCCACTGGTCCTGCTGGCCACTGCTCACCCGCGTCGAGATGGCGTCCCGCGCTGGCATCAACCCCACCACCGGCACTGTCAACCGCGTGCTGCACGGCATACCGCCAGGTTCGTCCAGCGGTGACCCCCACCCCGGCCTGCTGGAGCGCGGACTGCTGCACCTGGAGCGCATACCGGAGGACGGCGGCAGCATAGGCAGCACCACCGTAGTCTACGCCGACTACTACCGCATCACCGAGGCAGGCGTCACCGCCCTGCGTGGATACCTGCTGCACCACGAGCTGCCGCCGGTGCGTGACAAGTCGCTGTGCGTCAACGACAGATACCAAGGGGGAGGAAATCTCGAAGAATCTGGTCAAGGTGGGGTTGCCACCATACCGACAGGAGGGTAAGATACCTCCGTCGCCCGCCACCACACACACCGGAGACCTAACATGAAACCACACGAGCGCCGCCAGACCGGAAACTACCCATACTACAAGCTCGCCACTTGGGACGCGCGGTCGTTCACGTTCCGCGACGGCAAGATCGCATACGACACGAGGGACGCGGCCCTCGCCGACATACTCAAGCCGGGCAAGTACCGGATCAGCATCGTCACCGCGACGGGTCGAAGTGACGAGGCACCGATCAACGTAGTCAAGCAACCGCTCGGCGACCTCGCCTTCGCCTAGCCATCCGCGTTCCACATCAGCGCCCCAGGGTCTGATTCACGAACAACTCGTCGAATATCGACCTCATCTCTGCCTTGTACCCTTTCAGGAAGGAGGTATGGACCCCATCCTGAAAGGGTACTTTTGGTCTCATCAACAAGATATTCCTAGTTTATTTCTAAAATATGCCAGTTCGTCTTTAGACGGTGATGGGGACCACCTGCGAGGTAGGCGGGACAACAACCACATGACTCTCTTTTCTTGGCTGTTCACTGCAAGACCAACTTCTTTTCTTGCTGCCTCTTTTACTATGTCGTAGTATTCACACCACTCGACCGACTCTGCGACCTCCTTGGCTGTATTCTTGGTGTCCTGACAGGCAAGGGCAAGTGGTAGAAGATACATCGCTTTGCCCCATACGTACTCTCTATGGTCTCCTTTAGTCGCAGTCACCTGCGCACCAAGAGACCGCATCACTGCTGCTAGTTCTTGATCCTCTACCCTCCACTTTGGTGACCCCGTGTACCCTGAAGTAGTAGCTCGAATATATGCGCACCCCATGCTTCCGATATTTTTGGGAACCCATGTGCCGTTGCAGAACGTCGTCACTTTGGTATCATTAAACTCGACTCCGTCAGTGTCTATAGCGTTAGCTGGCCAGCAAACAAGGGAGTAGTCAGCAGACAAGCGCTTTGTTCTCGACAATACTGGAATCCCTCCTAGTATCCTTCCTAGTGCCAGTCCAACTGCGCCTCGCCCGTACACAACTATTCGGTATCTCTGTGAGCCACTATCCACAATAGGTCTCCCGGTTGAAGGAATGGAAGGCACTTTGCTTCATACGTTGGATCAAGGGATAGGGAGCCGATTCCTGCAATAACCTCTCTACTGAACGCCGTTTGCGCTTGAACTAGAGACACCCAAGCAGGTAGCTCAACATCCGGCGGATTGCCTGCGCATACGCCGATTACCTTTGGCGGACAGTCCCCTTTCCCCAATCCAGATACTATTCCCTTGAGCATCCCGCCCGACCCAACCGGAACTATTACCCTACGTATGTCGTCAGGTATATTGTAGACTTGTTCCGCCGTTTCCTTAACTCCTATACTGTTAAGAGACAGGCCCAATCCTAGCTCGTATGTCCCTGGATTCAATTCGGCGTGATTCCGCAGTCTCTTCCTGCGCACAGACATATACCCCGGATAGTGTTCAAAAAACTCTGCTCCATTGCTCGACGCTTCTTGGAAGACTGGCGATAAGTCAGACGATGCCCTCGGAATGTGCACGTACAGTTTAAGTTTATTAAATTTGCATACTCTCGACAGCATTCCAGGCACAGATGAGTTCCGATCAAGCGCGACGGCTATGGCAATCCCTCCCTTCGATAGTACGTAGCGGCATATCAGTCCAGCAGTTCTTGCCTTGCCCCCGTGAGCAACGCCGCACTCGTCCCAAAGATCGTCCCTCTTGACTAGGAAGTTTCCATGTCTTTCAATTGGAGTTAACATTGGGTATTTTAGTATTGGCATGACTCTATTGTATCACCTCCGGCTCGTAGTCGTTCACCACAGCGGGTAGCTGCGCGTTTGGGAAGTGTTCGCGGTGCAGGTACACGCGGTCATTAGACGTGTAGCACATCTGGCCGCTCTCTACCTGCGACCATCCAGACTTGCCTAGCATGTATATGCGTGGGGCATTTCTGCCCTCCTTCCATGCCTGAAACCGGATCACGTCACAGGCTACGGTTGCCTCCTCGGTGGAGCAGTCTAACACTATCATGTCGCCGTCTTCGCTCGCGCGACCGTCCAATACTTGCACATCGTCGTCGGTCAAGTCATTGGTGACTATGGCCAATTCCCCCTGCTGCGGATACTCCAAGTCCGACATGTCCACGCTGCCGCACGTTGCGCTCGCTTTGCCTGGGTCACCCTTGACGAACACCAGTACGTTCTGGTGCGTGGTTCCCAACTTGCGATATTTGTTGAACTGCCTGCCTACCCTGATCGGCAGTGACCCAACGCTGGTGACGAGTACGGCGCGGTTGTACAACTCCAGCCCTGCATCCACGAACGCCTGGATCGTGTCGCTCACGAACCTGCGGTACATGCCGCGCTCGTCGCGCAGGTCACCCACCACGAAGCACGCGAACCTGTCGTCCTTGAGCATCGAGCAGCTGTTGGTGACAATCTCGCGGTACTTCACCAGGAACTGCTCGTAGGTCATGTTCGACAGGTCGGCCTCGTGGTGGCTGTAGAGTTCGAGGTCGAAGTATGGGGGGCAGCTGAACACGAAGTCGTACTCGCCTGGCACTGCCTCACACACCGTCGTCGAATCCCCGGCGACCCACCTCGGTCTGTTGTTCGACACTATCGCCTCGGCCTGCGCCTCGTTGGCAGCGAGTTGCCTCGCGCTCAGGTCCATGCCTGTGTACTTCCTGCCCAGTTTCGCCGCCACTATTCCGCGCACTGATCCACCCGCGAAGGGGTCAAGCACACTACCCAACTGCGGGCAAAACCAGCGGTACGCCAGCTCGCACACGACAGGATCGAATATCGACGTACCAGACTGGGGTTGAGCCGCCGCATTGCGGCGGCTCACATCATCGTCTTTGCCGTATGCACCATATAGTGAAGCATCAGCATTTTCTGCCTTCTTGTTGATACCGTGGTCACCTACTGGCCCTGCTGTGCCTAACCAGCATGAGTTGGCTCCCGTCCCGCCGAGAGCCAACCTATTTGTTTTTCCACTGTTGATATTGAACCCCTCAGCCAAATCACCAGGGTTGCCAGAACCGAAGGTTCTGGCAAGTGGTCTGCCACGGCCATCCCCCCTCTGCGTCTTGCCGTTCTTAAGGGAGCACGCTGGAAGCGTGCTCCCTCCAGGCGTGGCGTTTGCCTCGCGGTAGTGGTTCCTGGCCTGCTCGGAGAATCCGAGCAGGCCATTGTTGGCGACGCTCCAACCTATAGGACTATAGGTGGGAGCGTCGCCCGGTCCAACTCGTGCGGACGTAGACGGCGTATCGCCCCTGCCGATTTCACTTTGTATCCCCAATGCAATCCACATGCGCTTGCGTGTCTGCCAGTATCCCTGCCTCGCGTCCAGCACGCTGAACGGCGGCACGAGGAACCTGTCCGACAGCGACTTTTTGTCTGCTGGCGGTGGGTCGCACCTCAGCTGCTCATGCAGCGATATCAACTCCGCAAGGCTTAATTGCTTAGTGATTGTTTCACTCGTTTGTGGTTGCTCTGTGGTCACCACGGGTTGAACTAACTTAGGCATACTTTATCTCCAGTCTGTTGCACAAGTCCGCCGACCTGTCCGTCAGCTTCCACCACCCGCCGCTGCGCGACGGACCCTCTCGCCGCACTATCCCGATCTTGCACATGAACGCGAGGTACGCCTCCACCCTGTCGTTCGCCATGCCCGACCACAGCTTGACCTGCTCCGGCGTGACGCCCATCATCTCCTGGTGGGACTTGCCGCTGTCCGTAGTCCTGCACAGCCACTTCGCCACGTTGAGACTGTGTCCGTCAGCGCTGTCGATGGTCACCTTGCGGACCAAGCGGAGTATGTCGGTGCTGACCTCCTGCTTATTCAATGCTACCGCAGCGCACATCGCCAGCCTACCGAGCTGCGCGGATATGCGGGCCGGTAGCTCCTTGGTGTCGTGCGTCTCGACCTTGCGCTTGTCTGTATTCGGTCTGGCTCGCATGTCTGCTATCAGTTCACCGAGGTCCAGGCACATGTCCTCGCTCCGCTCCGGCATCACCGTGGTCGCCAGTTTCGCCTCCACGTTGTCGCGCAGCCAGTCCACGTACCCGCCGGTGATCGCCTGCGCTCTAGCCTGCAACTTGTTGTTGATGCTTGCCGCCGTGCCGTTGCTCGTGGACGCCATCGCCGACAGCTCGTTGCGGAACGACCGCCGCATGATGTCGCGCTTTACCTTCTCTGTCGGCGTGTTGATCTTCACCCGCAGGAATCGGTCCCCTACCTGGCTCATGTCCACGTCCAGCAGTTTCTCCGTGCCCGCCAGTATCCAGGGCGTGCGCAGCCCCTCGTGCAGCAAGTCGGTATCCATGTTCTTGAACGTCTTGCCACCCGCACCGTCGTGGATTCGCCGATACTCCGCCATCAGCTCCGGCCACATCGGGTTGTTGACCATCACGTCCGCCTCGCACGTCACCAGCGTCTTGCCGTTGATCCTGGCTATCAGCGAGCAGTCCTTGTCCTTCTCTCCGGGTATCTTGTACCCGCTGAAGAACCCGGTCAGGTTCTCCAGGCTGTGGCACGTCCTCGACACCAGCAGGCCCTTGCACAGCGTGGTCTTGGCGCTGGACGGCGGTGCCACCAACTGGAATACCAACTGGTTCCCGCCCGCCTGCTTGGTACTCGCGCACACCGCCAGCATCACGGCCAGCGCGTCCTCTATGTCCTGCCGCCACTCCAGCGCCGCCTCGCCCCTCACCGGGTCGCGCCACGACGATATGCAGTCCTGCCAGTTGTCGCAGTGGATCGGCTCTATCGGCGCGGCTCCTGCGTGCGTAGTCCCGTTGCCGACGTGGTAGTTGGTCGCCGCCGAGAACCAGTCGGCTGGTGCCGGCTCGACCTTGGCGTACAACTCCTCAAGCGCGACCCTGCGGTTGGCGTTGGACCGCAGGTGGTCTCGAACGTCATATCCGTTCTTCTTTTCAGGGTCGAATCCTTCTTTTCCCCAGCGCAGCCACCTCACCGACTTGGCGATGCCCGACAGCTTCTTCGCGTTGCGGAATGTGGCGTCGAACCCTGGCCTCACCCACGGTCGGCGCGGCTCGTTGGTCGCGGAGTCCACTATCGGGTGGTCACTGTCGAACCATATTGTAACGTCCTTCCCTCTGCACATCTCCACCCACTCGTCGCGGAACGTGTTGCATCCAGGTACGGCCACCACGTTGGTGTCGTGCAAGATGGACGACGACATGCTCCCAGTCGGCTCCAGTTTACCGTCTGTACCCCACTTGCTGCTCAGCGCGACCTCGTAGAACGCCATAGCATCCCACGGCCCCTCCATGATGTCTACGCGTGGTCTGGCCGGGTCGTACGTGCCGCTCGCCATGTGCAGCGCGTGCGTCTTACCGTCTGGCCACACGCCCGGCGTCGGCAGAAGCACGTTGACCCACTCGCTACCCTTGAGCATCCTCACGCGCCTGTAGAGCTGCGTCAGGTTCCCCTTGGTATCGTACCCCGGAACCATCCAGCAGCCGTCTACTACCGACTGGCACACCCCCCACGCCGTCACCGTCAGCGGGTCCAGCAGCCCGCGCTCCTCGGCCAGTGTCCTGCTCGCCCCATTGGTAGCGGCATCGCTCACTGCCCACAGTTCGCGCAGGAGCGTTAGCGGGTTGCCCGACTTGCCGCACACCTTGCATTGCCACTGGCCAGTGTCCGTACTGACGTACAATTTTCCGTCCTTCAAGCAAAACGGGCACGTACCCACGGCCTCGCTGCCTCTGTCCGTCAGTTCGATCTTGTGGTGCTCGAACGCACGAAGGTGGTCAATTTCGTTAGCAGTTGAAGTCAGCGCGGGTGCTATCAACTTTGGCATTATTGTATTACCTCCGGTTCGTAGTCTGCTTGGTCGTACCTGTAGTTTTTGACTATCTCAATCGCCTCAAGGGTTCGATTTACCATCTCGGCTGAATCCGGGGATGTTACTCGTCCAGTATGGTTGAATTTCCGAATTATTTTCGGTATTTTTTGGTATCGGTGCTATCAATTTCGGCATGTCCGCACCTCGCCGTAAGTACGTAGTGTGTTGCTAGTTGCTACCGTTCTATCCTACCGCGTCGATAGGTTTATGTTGCCTGCCTACCAGCTATTTTCGTTTTCTCGTCATACTGCTATTGCATTCGTTCGGTATGGTGCTATGATACCTATGTACGAATGACGTGCGTCATTCATGCGAATAGGAGGATCAGACCATGAACGCCGTGCAATCTTTCCCCTCTCCATCTCGACGCATAGGTGATCGCCAGCGTGTCCGGCAGAAGGGAACCGGTCGCCTCGGTGTGGTCCTGTCCGTCGTGTCCCTCGACCCCTACCTGGTCGAAGTCCGATGGGACGGTGGCACCAACCGCGACGTTTGTCTGGCCTCCGACCTCGTACTCAACAGCATGCGATCCGCCAAACAACCGGACTGATGGGTATACCTCCCGCGTCGGGAGGCCCACCAGACCACAATCCGAAAGGTCAGTCTACCATGCCTCAAGCCGTAAAAATCAACAAGGGGAAGACGTTCGAGTTCAAGGCCGCGACCGGAGGGACCGGGTGCAAGTACGACTGGGACACCATCCTGAACGGCCAACCGTGGATCATCACGCAGGGCGAGGACTTCCACGACCCCATCACGCGCGACGACATGAAGGTTAAGGCCAAGACCGCCGCGCGAATCCGCTACAAGACCGTCAAGACCTCCAAGTTCGCGTTCGACGCCAACGGCAAGTCGTGCGACAAGCTGCCCGACAATCAACTCTTCATCCTGGCCACCCCAATGACCGACGACCAGAGGGTCGAGGAGGACATGAAGCGGGCCGAGGAGAAGGAGGCCGCAACCGCGAAGAAGGCGGAGAAGAAGGCCAAGGCGAAGGCCGCGCAGACGACCGCCGCGACCCCGCCCGCCACCGAACAGCCGGCGGAACAGGCGACCGCCACCGCGTAGTGCGACCGTCCAATTTTCCCCGCGAGACCCCTGCCGATCCAAATTGGCGGGGGTTTCCTCGTTTTAGCCGTCAGGACGCGAGCCACGCAATCGTGGCAATAGCAATGGGCATTCCCGCCGCCTGGCTTGCTTACTGAATGACCGTTGGTTCGTAATCGTCAACGAATGCGGCAGGCACTTCTGCCTTCTCTGGAGTAGCCTGCCAATTCGGATCGTATAAGTCCGGTCTTAGTCGCTTTGCTTCCTCTATTCGCGCTGCTATCGACCCCTTCTTGATGCCCAGCCCTTGCGACAGACACTCGGCCATCCACTGACCGCGTGTCTGCTGCTTGCGTTCACACGGATGCCCGACGTTGACCCGTTGGCACAACAGGTCACTCCACCGTCTCTTTGTCGCCTCCTCATTAGTTAATTGCACCCTGTGCCGTACACCTGCATATCCGGTATTTGACCATTCTTCAGTCTCTCCATCAGCCACCCACGGCCATCCCATGAATAGCGCGAGGTTGCGCCAATCTAGCAAGTGCGTCAGCGTCAATTGCTTGGGTAGTCTGTACATCCTTGGCCGGAATGCCTTGCTGCTTCGCAATTTGTGCTGTAGATGTGCGGCCGTCATACTGCTACCCCTTCCGCCCACGACTTGCCATGCGGAATAAACTCTACCGAAACCGGCGTCGGTATGCTAATCGCGCGTCCGCTGTCCTCCATTAGCTCCCTCAACCTCGTCGCCCTCGGTATGTTGCTCATCCCCTCCCCGGCCGGCATGTCGAACACCAGCTGGTCATGCACCTGCGCGGTGATGAATGCGTCGAACCCTTCCGCCCTCCACGGTCGCAGGGCCTTCTCCTCGCACTGGACCATCGCCTTGTTGGTACACTGCATGGCCGTACCGCTGGTGTGGTAGTTGAACGGCGTGGTCGTGCCCACGTTGCCGCGCTCGTCCCTCGACGCCAGGATCGGATATCCCCTGTCCGGGTCGATATCCCTGTCGGGTATAGTCTCCACGTACCCGTTCTTCCGCGCGAAGTTGATAATGTAGTCGGTGAGCTTGGCGACCAGCGGCAGCTTGGCGTCCAGCATGTCGAACGACCCGGCGACGCCCGTCACCTTGTCGGCCTTGCGCCGCCCGCATCCGTACTGCTTCGCGAAGCCGAATCCCTTGATGCGCTTGTACTTGTTCTTGTGCTGGTGCTTGAACTCCCCCTCCCTCTCGGCCAGCGGCCAGAACTCGTCGGGGTAGATGATGCTGGCGTTCAGCAGGTGGTAGCTGCCGAAGTATGGGGGATCGCTGGACCTCTCGAACAGCTCGATCATCGCAGGCTCGCCAGACTCGTAGGCGGGTATGCGCAGCTCCAAGTTCTTGAAGTCCATCGACCACCACTCCCGCCCTGGTGCCGGGCCGAAGCACCCGCGCAGCGGCGAGTCCTCCTGGTCGGAGACGTTCTGCATGTTGTAGTTGTAGCTGCTCCACCGCAGGTGGTCCGTGCCGACCGGGTTGTACGTCGGGTGCATCCTGCGCCACAGCGGGTCTTTGGTCGGAAGCCAGAACCACACGTAGGACTCCGCGTACCCGACCGCCACGGCGCGCGAGCGCTTGGTCATCAGCGCGTCCACGAAGTCCCACGGCTCGCCCTCCAGTGTCGCCAGATAGTACGCCATCGCATCCTTGTCGAGCGTAGGGTTGCCGGTCTTCTCGCTATAGACCTTCTCCAGTCCCAGGTTCCTCCTGCGGTGGACCTTGGTGTGGACCAGGGCGTGACCCTTGCCCTTCTTCTCGCACTTGGGGCACAGCTGGTTGTCGTCCTTGAGCACGTCGCTCCACTCCTTGACCTTGGTCTCCTTGCCGCAGCGCGGGCACTCCAGCCACGTACTGCCGTAGAAGAACTCGCGCAGGCTGTCGTTGACCGTCGCACCGGCGGGTAGCTCCAGGTCGTGCCCATACTTCTTGGCTATCGAGACGCACTGGTCCTCCGCCTCCGCGGCCTCCATGCCGTACTGCTCGATTACGCCGAGGGTGTTGACCTCCGACGCCGTGACACCGCGCTCCTCCATCTCGAACGCGATCTGCGGGAGCTTCATGCGCTCCTCGTATATCTTCCACAGTCCGCGCTCACGTATCAATTGCTCCATACGCAGGCCGAGGGGCAGCGTAGTCGCACTATCAGCGTTGCCGTAGTCCTTGGTTAGCGTCAGCCACTCGTAGGGGTACTCCTTGTAATCGCAAGCGGCGTGGACGATGTCCGGGTCTGACTCCTCAATGTCCGCGAGGGTGAAGTCCTCGGTAGGTACGCCTATCAAGTCGGCCACAGTCTGCTTTATCAGAGCACGCAGGAGCCACATGTCCGCCTTCCACTCCTTGTCCTCGTCGCGCTTGGAGGACTGGTCGATAGACGGCATGGACCTGTCCCCTTCCTTGGCCAGTCGCCAGGTCGGGTAGTCCCGCTTGACAATCTTGCGGGTCAACACCGTCGCCTTTTGGACTGCGGCCTCGAAGTGCTCGATGTCGTAGCCAAGGTACTCAGCGCACATCTTCTCCAGGCCGTGCGGGTGGTTGCTTGCGAGGAGGTGGCCCGACATGATTGTGTCGCGTACCTTGGACCAAGGTATTTCTACGTCTATGGTGCGTAGCATATGCCCATCAAACTTCGAGACTTGGAAGTAGATGAGGTCGGCTGAGTTCAGCAGCGCTTGGATAGCCGTTTTATCGTCCTGCGGGACTTGTGGTACACGCGTTACTGGGTCAACGTCCCATTGCCAGAATGTGTTAAGCTTGGTGTCTTGGTCGTAGGTTGTGACGATGTACGGGCGCGACCCATGTCGAGGATCGACGCCGGTACACTCTGTGTCGCAGGCTAGTAGGTGTGGCATGGTTGCTAGTCATCCATAACACTATGAAATGAGAAGCGGCACCCCAGCTTGCGAGTGCCGTTCCTGGTCACGTGGCCTTACTTTCAGCTCGTCTGCACGAAGGTCAGGTTCTGCACCGGTCCCGGTGCGACCGTAACCGGAGCCTCGACGATGGTCAGCGGACCAAACGGCGTCGCCGGTCCCGCGAGGTTCGGGGTGACGGAGGTGTTGACGGGCTGCACCGACCCCGCGAACGTATCGTTGTCGGCGATCACTAGGCCCGGTACGTCGGTCGCCAGGTCGAGCGAGTAGCCGCTCAGGTCACTCGCTGCGCTCTGCGGTACGTTCACCGCCGGCAGTGCGGTCCCATTCTGCGTTAGGTTGACTACGTAGGCCGTGACCGGTGCCACGTTCGGCAGCATCGGCGGTGCCGGCGGAATCCAACTCAGTTTTGCGTCCAAGATACTTCTCCTTCTGTGGTGTACCACCTGGACGAAGCGCACCCTGCGCACTCGACCCGGTGGTACGATGTGGTGTCGTCGATCCATACATACCTCCTTAGAGGATTGGACCATCCGGGAGTTGAACCCGTTAGACTTATGCAGGTGTTTAGCATCGCGACTCTCGCACCCGCTGCCACTCTAGAGCACGCCGATACCGTTCGGCGAATATGGTCCACACACCGACCCACACTTCCCTCGGTGTCACGGGTTAAGTATGCCCCTAGTAAATTCAACGAGGTGTAGCACCCAACCAGCTCAGGAGTAGACCTCTGGTTGTAAGAAACTCGTCTGCATGGCTAGGAGCATGGTGGTTCTTACGCCGCTTCGAGCCACTCCCACTTCACCACCGCCTCGCTCTTGCCGCCCGGCGCCTTCACCGGCTGGCCCTTGTCGTCCTTGAGGGTGACGGTCTTCGCCGCAGTGTCCACCGTCGCCACCTCGCATGGGATCGGTGTGAACGGAGTCTTGTCGGGGCGGAGGAGTGGCGTGCCGTCCAGCTTGCGCTTGGCGAACTTCCACTTGCTGCCGACTGCCGGGGCGTTGACCTGCGGAGGGGCAGCGGCAGGCGCTGCTTGAGTTGGTGGTGGTGCGGCGGCAGTCACGACCGGGATCGCACCGCTGTCGCCGAGGGCCATCAATTCCAGCTGCTCCCACGTCGCGGCCTCGCACTGCTCCTGCGTCGCGCCGACGTTGGCCTTGGCGTACTCGAAGAGCTTCGCACCCGCAGCCAGGTTCTCCGCTGTGGCCTTCTGCTCCTGCGTCCGCGCTAGAGCAGCGAGGGCAGCGATTTCGTCAGCGGGGTCAGTCGGCGCCTCGGCGAAGGTCTGGTTGCTGGGAGGCGGAGACGCCTGCGGCGGCTCGGTGAACGGCTCGCATGGGTTCATCGCCGCAGCGGGGGGCGGATCGCTTGGGTGGCCGACGCCGTTTAATGAGGGGTCGGTCCCCGGAGTGTACTGCGTCGGCCCCAGCCACTTCTCAAGGGTGATCGGCTGCGGCTTTTCACCCGGCTTCTTGGGGTCGGCAGGTGGGGTGAAGTCGTAGGTCTCGAAGCTGACGTAGCGCGGACCCTGGTACTTCGGGTTCTTGGGGTCCGTCAGCATCGCGGCGGCACCCATGTAGTACGCCTCCACCTCCGCCGAGGTCTTGGCTTGGCACGGCGGGACGCCGAACCAGTGGATGAAGTTGATGAAGTCACCCCAGTGGTCCTCGAACTTGGTCCCGTCGTGCGGCCAATTCTTCTTGGTGGTGTGCTTGTTGTTGTGGATCGGCGTGTCGCACATCGGGATCATGATGTTCTGCATCGACAGTCCGGCGACCTTCTCGCCGTCCTCCTGCTCCGGCGACACGGCGACTCCGCCGAGCATCATGTACATTTGGCCGCGCAGCGCGGTCTCCTGCACGTCGGCCTTGTACGTGCCTACCTTGATGGTCTGGAGGTGGAACACCCCGCGCTTGATGCCGGTCGGCAGGCGCATCTGCCCGAACTCCACCGGCTTGTCCTTGTTCATGTTGTGCGCGTCCATGAGCCGCTGGCCCAGGACCGTACCGAGTGACGACTGCTGCTGTTGGACTGGCATGGTTTAACTTTCTCCCTTGGCTGGTGTGAATGTTGACTACCGTATCGTTGGTTTCATTATACCTTGAGCGAAGGTATGTACTGTACCATTGCCCTATAAAGTCCAGTGGGTGTCGGTGCTGTTACAAATTCGGGGACATCTTTTCCGTAGCTCCATCGACCCCCTGCTGCGTACTGAGGATGATACAACAAGCGCAGGAACCTCTGCCGCTTTCCCGTCCGTATCTCCAACCTGCCGGCGTTGGGGTCGTCCTTGTACTCGACCACCTCGTCTTCGTACATATGCAGTATGTACCCACAGTGGTTCTGGAGCCACAGCGCGTTGGTGTCCCCGATGGCCGGGGCCATGAACGATCCTTGCTGCATGGTCTCCAGCAGCTTGTGCTTGCCTCGATCTGGAGGCGGTGGTGCGTGGTCCTTCTCCTGCGCGAGGACGACTATGTTGCACCTCAGCTCCAGCCAAGGGCGGAGCGACTCGCGCAGCTTCTCGGCGCGGAGCTGGTACGTCCCCTCCGGGAACCCGCCCCACTTGAGCATCTCCGGCACCTTGGTCAGTCCTGCGATCTCGCACAGGCATATGTCTTGCAGACTAACCGCGCCGTCGATCACCACTGTTTTGAACGGGTTACTCTTCTTGAGCTGCTCGGCCATGCCGACGAACTTCTGTGTACCATAGACGCGCTCCAGGCTGCCGTCCCTGCCCTTGAGTGAGAAGTGCCGGACGCGCTCAAGGGTAATGCCGGGTACGTTGGCTACTGACGTTGCACCGCCGTTCTCTTCTGGTTCTAGCGACACAAGCAGCAGCGGTTTTGGAAACTCACAGGCCAGTGTCGTCTTACCGCATCGATTTCGGCCGTACGCACAGACGTAGACGTAGGACTCCACTAGTTCGGTGGTTGGTATCGCGTTGGTGAAGAACCCACCGAGGTCGGTCAATGCACTTGGTGTGTGCGGCTGCACACCGTTCGCGCTCGTTGCCTTGCTCAATACCGGCATCCCTACTTCCCTCCCAAAATCTTCGCACCCTTGAGTGCCTGCATGAACTTGTCGTCCCCGCTGTCGTCCGTCGCTATGCCCATCCTGATGAATCCCTCCCACGTCTCCTGGCTGGACTCCACGGCGCGCTTCGCTGCGGTGTAGCACTCCATGCACAGCCCGTGCTTAATGGCGAAGTGCTTGTCGTCCTTGTGGACAATGCACAATTTTGGTTTGCTCTGCTGTGGTTCAGGTGCTTGAAGTACAGGCATTATGATGGCTCCTTGAACAAACGTTGCATAGCATCCACCATAGTGGACAGAGCAGCCTTGGTCCTTCCTGGCGCATCCTCTTCTTGGCAAGCCTCCCAGTGTTCACCGAATATCTTGACACCGCCCGGTGCGAACGCTAGGCATGCAATACCTTCCGCAAGTGCATTAAATGCTGCTGCGCTCTCGCCCTTCTTACCGCCGCGAAACAGTATTACGTCGCCCTTTTCGCCGACAATTTGCGAGCACTGTTTGGCTCGTGCTTGGATGTGTTCCCATCCTGATGACCGTAGACGTTCAATCCACAATGGCACTGCCAGTTGCAGAGTAGTGGATAACAGCGTAAACTTCGTCTGCCACTCACCGTAGTCCTTTTGTCTTGGTTGTAGTTCGGCAAGCTGCGGTGTTGGAGCTTGTAGTATCGGCATCAGTTGTACCCCCTCTTCGGGTCGTCGCTCTCGAAAGCGCGGATGAACTCGACGCGCTTCTGCTCCAACTGTACCATAGGGCAGTCGATCAGCGGCCAGCAGTCGAAGTAATTCCTGCCATACTTCTTCCACGCCGCCTGTATGTGCTTGTGCTGCACGCACCCACCCGCGTCGAGCAGCGTCTGGAAGTCCAACCAGTGGTCGCGCTGGTCGTAGGTGTGCGCGACGACGAACACCTTGCCGTTGCTCCGGTTGCGCACTGCGTATATGCCAGCCCTGGCGTCGAGGGTCTTGGTCAGCGCGGCGGTGATCGCCGAGGTCGGTGCAGGGGATGGAGCCAAGAGCTTAGGCATCGTATGTCCTTCCAAGGTGGTCCAGCCAGTCCTCTAGTTCCGCTCGGTCCCTGTCGATGTCCTCCCACTGCTCTGCGGTCAGCGAAACCGGTGCAGGTGGAATCAGGTGGTCCTCCGGTGCTGCGAACGTAAACTTGCGGTCGTTCCTGCTGTCGCCGACTGGGTACGGTTGCTCGCCCTTGTAGTATTGTATCATGCTAGTACCCACGTCAACTTATTCTTTGCGCGGCTCGCCGCAGTATAACTCCAGCGAGAATGGCTCCATTTGCTGCACCTCTGCTCCACCACGATTGCGTGCTCGAACTCGTCGCCCTGCGCCTTGTGGCACGTGATACAGTATGCCCAGTCGAAGGGGATGTCCTGCCAGCTGTGCTCTGGCTTCTTCTCCGCGCCGAAGGCCTCCCTGTTGAAGCCGACGCGCACTCGGAAGTCGCCGGACTCGAACACCATCTCGTCCTTGTCGTCGTACAGGTTGGCGATGGTCCCCATCATGCCGTTGAACAGTGCGTACTCCCTGCTGTTCTGTAGGCATATCACGCGGTCGCCCTCTACCGGTGTGCCCTGTGGCTTGCCGAGGTGCTGGCGTACTGCGCTGTTTAGGTCACACCGCGTCCGGTTGAACGCACATATTAGCTGGTCGTCTTCGGTGATTGCGAGGTCCCCGAGTTGATTGGCGGTGACTATCTCGACCTTGCCAAGTTCGTGCTCGCTACCATCCAACATCTTTTCCGCGTCCCAGTCCTTCGCGTTATTGCCCTCGCGCAGGTGTTGGGCGAAGTACGCTATTTCGCCCGCATTGCGGTGAATCTTCTCAAGTGTGATGTCAGGCTTTGCCATGAGGCTGAAGTCCTCACCTCCAACCGGCTCCAGCTGTCCGTGGTCTCCTATGTAGACGATCGGCGCGCCGAACGACCGCAGGTCCGCGTCCAGCCGCTTGTTGACCATGCTGGCCTCGTCCACGAGGATCGTCTGCGCTGCGAACTCCCACGGCGGTCGGAGGGTGAACACCACCTTGCCCGTGTCCGGGTCTTTTGTCGGGGTATAGATCAGCGAGTGGATCGTGGACGCCGGGACTCCCTTCTTGCGGAGCACCTGCGCTGCCTTGCCCGTGAACGTGCACACTGCACAATGCGGAAGTCGTCTCGCTAGCTCCCTTACGATGGTTGACTTCCCCGTGCCTCCGTACCCACCCATTTTTCTCACTTGGTCCTTGCTGGTGGTGAGGTAGTGTATGGCGTCGTTCTGCTCATCGGTGAGATTGATGCTAGGACTTGCTAGTATCGGCATCGCCGTCCTCCAGGAGTAATTGTGCTGGCGGTGACATATTCAGAAGTGATGGCAATTCGCTTACCTGCACTTCCCTGACTTTGCCGATGATTTCTGTTTCCGGTTCGGGGCAGTCCCAAGGTCCGCTATTCACTGTTTTTAGCGTACCTTCCCACAGATACAACCCGGCGTCGCAATCACTGTAATCGATGCCGAGGTCATCAGCGCTGCAGCTCCCAACAGCATTCATTTCTGTCGTCAACCACTCGCTGTTAGTGGTAATAACCACGCACCCGCCGGTGGCTCCTACTGCTATCAGAGCCTTAGCCTCTTCCTTCTCGTAGTAGTTATTTAAGTAGTCATTTAAGTTTAACATCATTGCTCATCTCCTAGAGACAGGGCGTAGTCGTGCAGTGCGCGGCGGCAGTTCTCCTGCGTGGCGTATGGCCCCACGCGGTCTGCCCCCGTCTCGTCCCAGAAGTACCACGCCCCGCTCTCGTCTTGGTAGACGGGATCGGGGGAGAAGTCCGACCCGCGACCGCAGTTTGCGGCCTCGTCGTCCTGCGAGTAGCTGCGTATGAGGTCGATCATCCTAAATCCTCTATGGCGTTCCGTATCTTAATTATGCACTTCATGGTCGCAAAACCTTTTTGGGCCATAGGCATGTGCGCGAGTATGAACGCCGGGTGTTCTATGTTTACGTACTTGGTCCCTGCCCGCTCCATGTCTTCGTTGAGCCAGTCCGCAGCCAGTTTGCCGACACACACCACCAGGCGCGGACAGCATATCTCCAGCATCTCGTCCAAGCGCGGTCGGCACGCCTCGATCTCTGCCTTCTCAGGCCGGTGGTCGTTGGTCTTCTTGGCTTCCCTGGGTAAGCAAGCGCACAAGTTTGTGTACGCGGTGGTCATGGTCACGGGCACCGCGCGCTCGACGATCTGGTCGAGGAGTTGTCCGGCCGGTCCCATGAACGGCTGGCCGATGGTGTCCTCGTTTTGACCGGGGGCTTCCCCTACGAAGAGCAGGTCCGCCGGAAAGCCGTTTGCCGCCCTTGCCAGAACTATGCGGGTGCGCTGCTTGTGGAGGGGGCACTTGGTGCATCCTCGCCACTTTCGGTAGTGGTCCAGCCACTGCTGGTAGTGGTCTACGGTTTGAAGTGTCTGCATAGCGTCCGTACTCCGACTATTGCTGTTGTTGATTCTCGTCCTGTTCTTCGCCCTGCGGTAACTCGCTGAGGTATGCGTCGTCGTGCACGCTGAAGTAGTTGTCGCCGTCGTTCGCTGCGAATGCTGCGTGTGGGCAGATGGTACTGCGGTACACGTCCTCGAAGTACATCAGGCATACGTCACAGCGTGTAATCATCGAGTGGCTCCGTTGATTTCCAGGTCGATCTCCTCCCTGTCGATGCGGATTGACATCGGTGCGTCGAACCCCAAGCGAACCTTGCTACCGTCCACCATCGCCACCTTGACGGTGGCGACCACCTCGTTAGTGTCGCGGTCGCGCAGCACTACGGACTCGCCCACCCTGCGTGAAAGTACCAGCATGCTATACCTCCTCGATGTCTTCCAAAACAATCGTTGTTCCAGCCTCACCATTCCTATTGTACCGCGCGAACGGCGACAGCGGGTCGCACCACTTGGAATTGTCGTCCACCAGCATTCCGCACAATTTGAGCGCGTCGAGCGTTGACTTCGCAAAGCTCAGTGGGTCGCACTCGCGCTGCCTGCCGACCAGGGTTATCTCCAGCCACACCCTGCGCTTGGTGGTCGCCCTGGGTATATCCGCCATCCTAGCATACGCTGTGACCATCTCCGCGTCGCCGCGCTTCAGCCTGTGCTTGGTGAAGTGGTGGGCACCGGTGAGTTGGTTGTCCCTGACTGGCCTCCAATTAGGCACGAAGATTTTGTAGACCTCACCCATATCACCACCCTGTCCCCGTTGTCTATCACGCTCACGCTGACGCCCTGCTTCGACGCGGCGTTGCGCACCTTCTGCACGATGGAGGTCTGCGAGCAGGTGTAGTCGATACCACGGACCAGTTCGGTGCGGGGTTGTGCGAACCAGTCGGCGGGGGAGTAGATTTTTTTCATGTTTGCACCTTCCGATCTAGTGTGGTCCTGTCGTAACCCAACATCTCCAGTATACACGGCATCTCAACCAGTGACTTGGTCCTGTGCCCTTTGACGTTGGTGAATTCAAACTTGCCGAACCAACCGTCTATTCCGAGTCTGTATCCCTTGTGCTCGAACATGCCGAGGAATACGTCGTCGCGGTCGCCGACGCGCTTCACTACGTCGCCCGGCTTCAGGTGCTCTAAGATGATGTCCCTCATCCTTCGCAGTCTGATGGTTCGTTCAAGCGGGGTCATATTTTGTAGCATTCTACGCTCCGATTATATACCGGCTCCCAACCAAGAATCGTGTTCGACGCACTCGAACGTCGCCTCGAACTCCCTGGCCGCGTTCGTGCGCACCTCGGCAGGCGTCGCGCCGTCGATCCTGAATCGCTCCGCGCCGTCTAGTGACTCCAACTCCCACTGCGGGAATCTCTTGTAGGATGTGCTCCCAGGTGTACCATACGCATGACCGAGACTCACCAGGAGCCATATTTGCCCGGTCTCCTTATGGCGAAGTTGGGTCTTGCGGCGGGCCAGCGCGTGCGGAAGTCCATCTCTTGCGGTGGTCATGACTGGTTGTCCTTCTTGTACTCTGCAATTCGCTTCACCACCTCGACAGTACCACGCGGAATTTTTGGATTGGGGTTGAAATTGGCGCGGGCGGTGTGGTATAGTAAAAATGTCCTGCCGGCCATTTGAATGAGCCGGCAGGACGAACAAATACCGACAAGCACATTATACAGCATGTCTTGTCGGAAATCAACCGCAGTACTCCGAATCGTGGGGATACAAAAGTCCTCCCGTCCGCGCCGCCGTGGTCCCCTATCACCACGTAGCGACTATTGAACGCGGGCCAGGTGGGGTGAGTCGCTGGCTCCTGTGGGTGAAAGTCCCGTGGGAATGGAAGAGTGTGGAGCAGACGTGCATCTGGCCCCACTAAGGGAGAAGTTCAGCGACGAAAGAGCAACGCGCAAGCCTACAGTTCGGCTGTGTGTACTGTAAGCGCTCCATACACCCGCCATACCCCCACATACCCACCTTAGTTAGTTGCGCTCGCGCAATTTCGAGGTGGGGGGAGGTTGGGAGGGAGGAGGCGGTGGGGTCGTGCTGCATACATAACTTAATACCTAAGTAAATGAATGAGTAAGTTATGGGACTGAAGATGAAGGTGTGCGCAGGATGCGGTCAGAGGAAAAAGATAGGAGCGTCCAAGCGCAGGTGCAAACAGTGCCGCACGATCAAGGTCACAACCCCTGCGCCAGAAACGAGCAAGCCGATAGTGCCGGGCGTGTGCATCGTATGCGGCAGGAGCGCGAAGACCGGATGGCTGTATTGCAGGCCGTGCCACAGGAAAAAGCACGGATTCAAGGTCAAGACGGGAAGTCGGCCGTCGCCCTAAACCCCTATCGTATCAATGACTTACGACGATATCGGTATAAATTTGGAAAAATCTCGCCTTTTCTGCAAAATTCCCCTTGCCAACCTTTATACCCATGCTACAATACCACCATGACGCGAGCAATTCGCTCGCATACCACAACAGGACGCCGGGTGATCCAGCCAATAACTGGGCGGCGAGGGTGACGAGATGACGACAAATGGACTTGCTATCAACCAAGAAGTTTACATTGCACGGAGTGGTAGCGGCAGGTACGGCAACAGCTATACCAAGGGACGTATCGTAAAGGTGACACCCAGCGGTCGAGTAAACGTCCAGGTAGCCGAAAGCATCGAACCGAAGCAATTCGGTGCCGCACCTAGCTACGAAGAAATTGGAGCGCAGAAGTACCACCGCAGTTGGCTCCGGTTCGACATCGAAGCGGTAGACGCAGAGCTGGCTCAACGTCAAGCTCAGCGCGACACAAACCGAAAGGTTGAGGAGTTGACAAAGTGTCTTGCTGACCACCGTACCGGCTTTAATGACTACCATATCACTGCCGAGGTGAAGGCAGAGTTAACCGCCCTGATCGCCAGCATGTAACCACCCCACCTCGCACGGAGGCCGACCCATGAAGTACCTGATCGAACTGCTCGCCCTCGCCCTGGTATCCCTAGCCGCTGCCAACGTGGTGGCGGTAGTCCTAACCTATTGATCGGAGACACGTATGTCACACGAAGGTATGTCCCCTCAAGGATCGCTGAAACTCAACACCAAGAGCATCAGAGCCGACCAACGTCTGAGCAAGGCAGTTCGCGCCGCTGTCGGAATGAACGGCAAACCATACCCCATTGTTGATGTGAACGGGTTAGCTCCCCCGACCGTGTGGGGTAGGGACAACTCACCGAGGATCGTGGTCGGTCGCGGCTGGCTGATCCAGCAGGGACTCATCTGACGACCCCTCCACCACCCCTCCCGCACGATGGCGTATGCTGCGATATATCGGTGACCCGTGTGCAAATCACCGACGCGAGGGGGACTGGAGCGGCCGTCACGTATGGCGGGCCGGCACACCAAACTCGTCCGCGAGGAGACATGTATGTCATCACCATACCAGGACTACATCGAGCGCATCCGCAACCACGACCGGTCCCGCGAGGAGCGAATCGCTCAGGCCATCCGCGAGCAGGAGCAGGAGCTGGCGATCAGCTACGCGCCAGCGACGATCAACACCAGTCTGCGGGAGTATGGACTGGAGAGAACGAGTGGCATTCGTTTTCAAACTTGCGGGGGCGGAAGAAGAGTCATCAGGAAAAAACTCAGCGGAGACTGAAATATGCCAAAGTTAGTTTTGCATCGGTTGTAATCAAAGTCAAACCGTATCTGCTGAAGAATATGGCATATCTACTGGCCATGTTAGGCAGATTGTTCGTAAAGGAAGGAGGGTAGTCTAATTTCTTATAGATGTTCTGTGTGCTTCGACAAGGTCGAAGCACACCAACCCAAGAAGCGCCACGTCATCAAGCGCCCCGACGGGTCCACGCAGCAGGAGCTGGCCGTGTGCCAGGACTGCTGGGCGGGCCTGCACAGCGGGTACTCGGTGGACGAGGTGCGAAGGATAAGAGGAATCGAGGGGCAGGTGCCAGTACCGCTGAAGGACTTGCGGTACGAGGCCAAGGACCAATACGAACCAGAAGTCATCCAATAACCTACATACCAACTGCACAGGAGACCGACACATGCCCCGACTCGTATCCCCGCCACCGGTGGAGAAGGAGCAACCCGCCACCAACGGTCAGGCGACCGCACCGCCGCAACCACACGCCGAGCCGATCATCAAGGCCGTGCGATACCCGGAGGTCAAGGTCAAGCTCTGGCAGTGGCCCGACGCGCTGACGGCGAAGACCGCGAGGACGCTGCTCGGCTGGCAGACCGAGGACGAGTTCCGCGCCAAGTGCGTCGAGAAGCAACCCCTCACCAAGTTGGACCAGTGGGGGTACGGCGACGACTACCTGCTCACCGACTCGCGCGGCAACAAGGTGCGGTGCCTAGCCAACGCCGACAACCGCGAGCTGCGCGACTGGTGGTTCAAGTCCCTGCGGCAGATAATCCTCAATGGCCAGTGGGCGGGTGTCCTGATGTGCCCGGAAGAGGTGGAGATGCCCTGCGGCCTCGCCAAGCTCAAGGTCGGCGGAAAGGAATACGCGAAGGGTGAGATGGTCAGGATGACCGACGGTACGGTCAACGGCAGCACCATCGTCGTGCAGCGCACTGGCGAGGTCACGTCGGGTCAGCACACTGGGGTGGCCCTGATCGATGCCCACCAGATGTGGGAGGACGACCCCGACCGCGCGGACCCTGCGAAGGCGAAGTACCCGTTCTGGGCCTGCGTCAAGGACGCAGACGGCAACTTGACCGGGCCGGTCATCGAGACCATCGTCGTCACCGGCCTCAGCACCAACGAGCGCATCCGCAGTACCACGGACAACTGCGTGCCGCGCAGCGAGGCGGACGTGTTCTACACCTCACCGACTTTTCGCACACGGAGGCGGGCGTCGGACGGTGTAGTCGAGTCGCGCCCGATGGACGAGCGCAAGGAGATGTCCAAGATGCTCGCCGCCGCGTTCGACCTCCTGTGGGACCGCACGGCGGCGCAGGGGTACAAGACTCTGCCGGAGGCGGTGGGGTTCCTCGACCGGCACAGGCGGCTCATCAAGTGCGTGGAGCACTTGTACGAGGAGAACAAGAAGCCTGCACGGAGGATCAGCCAGCTCCGCATCACCGGTGGCCAAGCGGCGGCGCTGTGCTACCTGATGGGGTGCTCGGCTAGCGACGGATTCGCGTACCGCGCCGAGTGCCCGCCAGGCGAAAAGAAGCTGGACTGGTCCCGCATGGACAAGGCCAAGGAGTTCTGGGCACTGGTCGGAATCACCGACGCCAAGGACTCCCGCCACCTCGCGTTCAAACCGCTGCGCGAGGCACTGGGCAGGCTGGTGGACTCCGAGCCGGACGCACAGGGCGACAACCGAGGACTCGGTGGGCGGTGGATGGAGCGACTGTGCCTGATCCAGGGGGCGTGGGAGGCGTGGGTCGAGGGGTACGCACTGACCGACCTCGACCGTCGCGAGGGTGGCAGGCTGTGGCTGCACTACACCGATATGAGCGAGCCGAACGCCAAGGGCGAGACCAGCAAGCTGCCGGACGGTGGTATCAGGCTCGGCGACGTGGCGGACTTCGGCGGGATCGACCTGCCGGGCAGGGGCAAGAATCTCGGAGTGGACAGCGAGCCGCCCCCCTCGCCCGACGAGCTGGCGGCGCGGATGGCGGAGGTGAGGCGGCAGGCGGCAGAGTCTGCGGCAAAATAGTCGAATTCATTAACCCATGTGGCGTATGGAGTTGCGTCAACATGGGTATAAATCTTGAAAAATCTGGTGAGGAGGGGTTGCAACCATCACGAGAGAGGTGTATATTGATGGTGTCGGGTGAATGGATGACGCAACTTACACGAAAATGGCTGGGAGAAATTAAAATGAAAAATCGAACCATCAAGGGCATCGACGACAGCATGATCCGCGTACTCATCGTGGATGTCGAGGACGGCATGGTCGAGTGTCGGTACGATCACGGCTCGCTGTATCAGGCCCCCTATGTCTCTTGGGTTGACACTACTGGCCGCGGCGAGACCGACGCGGCGGCAATCGCCGATTACCACCGTAGCTGTCACCGACTGGCGTCAGCCTAACAATCCCCGCCCCGCGCGTCGTTCGCGCGGGGCTTCTGACGCGGCCCACCAGCGTATCAATCGGTTGGAGTAGCCCCTGGTAAGGGCTGGGAGAATTACAATGGTTCACAGCGTAATGCCATCGATGGACAGCGGCTTTGTGCCGCCGCCATTCCCAGGCAACAGTGATTGTTTCCGTCCGCTGATCGCTCAATGGCTCAAAAAACTGCCGGTGTTCGCTGCGCTAGGCGTTTCCATCGACGTTCAGCCGTCCGAAATCGAATCTCAGGTGCATTCGTTCGATAACGTCGCCGATCTGGTGGCCATGCGTCGCTGGCGGTGGACTGACAGTGACGGAGTTGTAACGGATTTCGATCGGCGATTGACGGAAGCCGCCGAGTGCGGTTTGACGCTCGTCATCAGCCTCATTAACGGGCGCAGAATTGCGGTCAATGATGACGGGACGCGTGGAATGGATTTGGTGTAATGATCCCGCTCCGCGCGGTGTCGATGACCAATCGGCCCGCTTCGCGGCCAGCCGCGCGGGGCGCTTTTTGTTCGCCCGGTGGAACCACCCGGATACTCGACCTACACCTGGTCGGCGGGCGGTCCCGACCCCTGAGTACCATATCCATGCCAGTCCTCCGCAATCCCACCATCCTCAGAGCCTACCACTGCACCAACTGCGACCAGCACGCCGAGGTGAGCGACCCGGTGGATCTGCCGCGCGACACCAACGAGTGCGACCACGACTGGCAGGACTGCACAGAGGAGGTCACACAACAGGTTGAAGCATGGGTGACTGAACAAGAGAAGAACTTTTCACCACCCTCTATCACACGAACGTCCACTCCTCTCTTTGCCGGTCTCCAGCGCGTCGTGGACGCCAACGCATTACCGCAGGCTCCGCACGTGATCGTGACCGCCTATGCCGGGACCGGGAAGACGACCACAATCATCGAGGGATTGAAGTTCGTGATGGGTGGTCACTCAGATATGACTCCTTCACCACAGCAAGACGCGGTGTGGCGCGAGATGGCGAAGTCGGCAGGTGTGGCGAGGATGGTTTGCTTCTGTGCGTTCAATCGGAGTATCAAGGACGAACTGGCAGAGCGAGTGCCAAAGGGTGTCGAGGCATTGACAATGCATGGACTTGGGTTCCGTGCTGTGCGCAAGGCGTACCCAAGGGTGGACTGCGGTGACGGCGCGGCGAAGTATCGAGTACAGGACATCATCTGTCGCATACTAGAGACCGACAGCAAGACACTGCGGAAGAACCCGGAGGTGCTGCTGGTCGCCAACGCCGCCGAGGAGTTGGTCAGCAAGTGCAAGATGAATCTAGTGGGGTGCGGCAGCGGAAAGTTTCGAGTGGACGACGTAACGGACGATGACCTCGACGCCTTAGTAGACCACTACGAAATCGAAATGAACAACAGCAAGGGCGAGGTGTTTGCCCTGGTTCCAATGGTGCTTGAGGAGTGCTTGGATGCAGGCAAAGACAACCGCTGCAACTACGACGACATGATATGGTTACCCATCGCGCTCAACCTATACGTCCAGCAGTACGACCTGCTCCTGGTTGACGAGGCGCAAGACCTAAATCGTTGCCAGCAGGCACTAGCGAAGCGAGCAGGCAAGCGACTAATTTTTGTTGGGGACGCAAGGCAGGCAATCTATGGATTCTGCGGTGCGGACGTGAACTCGATACCTAACCTACGAGCAGAACTCGAAGCGACTAACCGAGGATGCGTCACCCTGCCCCTGACCGTAACGCGCAGGTGCGGGCGAGCAATCGTCAAGGAGGCCAACAAGTACGTAAAGGACTTCGCCGCGCACGATACCTGCCCCGCCGGGAAGGTGTCTACGGCCAACTACCTGACCTACACCGAGGGATTTGGTCCAAACAAGCGGAAGATCACGCGCGAGCACAAGGACACGTACATGCCGCTGGTGAGAGACGGCGACTTCGTCCTATGTCGGACCAACGCGCCGCTGGTCAAGAACTGCTTCACGTTCATCAAGCGGGGCATCCGTGCCAATATCCAGGGCCGGGACATCGGCACCGGGCTCATCGGCACCATCAAGAAGATACTGAAGGTGAAGGGTGAACCCAGCGAGGTGGTGACGAAGCTGCGGACGATCAAGACGACGGATGTAATCAGCGCCATCGACGCCTGGCTGTCCGGTGAGGTGGAGAAGGAGCAGGCGCGCAAGAACCCCAGCGACGAGAAGATCGACGCCATGAAGGACCGGGCGATGTGCCTGCGGTGCTTCACCGACGAGGCCAAGGACGCCGCCGAGGTTGTGCGAAAGATCGAGGACATGTTCACAGACTCGAAGGACAGGCAGGGGGTGCGGCTGAGCAGCGTACACAAGGCCAAAGGCCTGGAAGCGCAGCGGGTATTCATCCTGCAACCGGACGACGCACCGCAACGCAAGAACATAAGCGCATGGCAGCAGGAGCAGGAGGACAACCTACTGTACGTCGCCATCACGCGGGCGATTTCTGAATTGATTTGGGTGCGCTAGGGTGTTTGCCAACTTGTTGCCCAGGACGCGAATCCGGGCGTCTGGAGCGATCCGTTGCCTATTTCGGAGCCAAGTCCTCAAAACGAAAACGGTCGATACTTCAATGGAATATCGACCGTTTTCGTGATGTCTGTGCACCGAACGATTGTCATCTATTGCTCTGCAATTCCGTGGGCGGTTGTTGACTCGCCTTCCACGCCACTTCCAAGTCCAGCAGTGCTTTATCAATGTTCCCCGTGCTCGCGTCCGCGATGAACGCCGTGAGCGCCGTAGGGTTCGCGAGGAACCACTTCGCGAGCGTCAGCAGGTCCGTGCCGAGTATCGTCATCGCCTGTTGCAGGAACGGCCCGAATCCGGCCGGAGTTGCGGAGATCAGGTGCAGGATCGGTTGCGGGTCAAACATGGGTAGTTCCTTCTTAAAAAATTGCCGGCATTGCGGAATGGCCCGCAATGCCGGCATTCCTCACCCAGCGTTCCAACCGACGCGGTTGGCTCACTCGATCCCGCCTATCGGGAACGAAAAGATGTTGTCGCTACCCGGCGGCAAGCCTTTATTGTACAGGCCGTCGCCGCTCTCTCCACCCGCCCCGCCAGCAAGCCGATGGCACTCTCGGCAGTCCTTGCGCGTGACGAGTTGATAGCCGGGCGGCCGAGCCGAGCGGTCGCAGTACAACACTTCTGGTGTCCATCCGTCTTCCGCGTCCTTGAACCACGATCTATGCTCGAACACGACGCCGTTATAGGTCAGCACGTCATCGAAGCGAGCATTAACCGGGTACGTTTGCACATAGGCCAGCTCTTGCTGCATTGCCTTTTGCGGCGTGCCGTCCTCGTAGCGAACGATGGGGCCATTCGCGCTAAGCCCCCATCGCGGATAGGTGCCATTCCATACGCCGATGTTCTTCGCCTCTTTAATCCCTCCATCACCGAATAAAGCGTATGTCGTGGACTTCCACCCGCTGGCTTTCGTGAGTCCGCCGGGCGAGAGGTACTTTTCTTGCCCTTCAGATCGAGACGCCCTGGTGATGCTCGGGGCGTCACCGTTGGCCGTCATCGTCCGAGCGACTACCTGCGTGTACCTCGCCGGCTCGTACCGCACCATGCCCGTCGGCTTCGCGATCCCCGGCGCCCACGGCTCCCCATCGTCCGCGAAAGGTCACCGGCGATTCGTCGCCGGCCTCCGTCTCTTCGGTGCAGCTGATGCGGTTCCAACCGTTGCCCAAGTCGATTACTTCGGATTGCCTGGGTGCGGTTTTGGCGGGAGGTGCGATCTTCTCCGGGACTGCTGCTGGGGCAGGAGCCGGAGTCGGTGCGACGAACGTCTGCGGCACGGCACACATACCGTTCGCACACGATCCGACCGTTGCCGTCGCCTGTCGGCTGTACGTCACGGTCATTGACGACGAAGGCGCCGAGCCGCACGCACCGGCACCCATGCGACCGCGAATCGCCGACGCTTTGCGTTCGTGTCGCTCGGCTCGGCGCTCACGGATGCGGTCACCAAGTCGAGCGTCGGCGATGCCGGCGACGACCGCGAAGCAAAGGACAATACAGAGGAACTTACCCATTGACATTCTCCATACGTGGTTGCGGGCGATTGGTGATTGGTTAAACGAATAATGTAGTTACTGGCGAGACAAATGTCACTTTCCGGCCGGACGTTTCTCCAATCCTTTTTCCGCGAGCAGCGCCATCACGTCATCGACGTGCAGGCAATCGCACAGACATGCACTGAGACCGGTCTGCTGAATCGGTGCGATTTGACCGTTGCAGTGGTCATTGCCTGGTACGGCATCATAGAGGATACCGACGCCGTTGATTTGGCCACCTGCGGCCCCGTATCCACTGAGCGAAATGATCTTGTCGCCGTTCTTGGCCTCGCGGCCGTTTCGATAGTGCATGGAGGTGACCTCGCAAAATGGACAATTCTTTGGCGTCGGATAATCAGGATGCACCAAGCCTCCCCACCGACAACCGCATTTGTCGCACACTTGAATCATTTGACTTCTACAGCCTCTTCATTGACTACGTTACCTTCGTACCCCAAATAAATCAGCCGGTACGCTCCCTCCGCTACCGTGTCCGGTATCCGGAGCTTCGCCTTGGCGTCCACTCGCGCGGCAACCGCTGCCGCCAGCGACACGACAACCGGATTCGGCTGCCGAGTCAGCACCACCTGCGCAACATCGGCAGGCATCGGAAACGTGTAGCCGAATCCGCGTTGCAGTACGCGAACCTTCGTGATGGACTTCTCGATTGGCTGGTCATCGACTGGCTGCCTTGGCAGAGACGGTAACGGCTTTGGTTCGACCTTCGCTACTGCCGGCACCGGATCAGGCTGTTGCACCGGCGTAGGCGTCTGCTTGGCGACATATCCCGCGCTCGCAAACGTGCTCGCTACCGCCGCGTGAGTGCCCCACCGCTTCGCCCATGCCGTCCACGATTCAGCCTTAGTGCCGTTCGTTGCCGCCGTGACCGGTCGAGCACCTCCGACTACAGCAGCTCGTTCGCTGATGGCTGCTTGCATCTTTTCCGTAGCTGCCCTGTATGCCGCAATTTCTGCATCGAAGTCGTCGGCCACGGCTATTGCCCCTTTTTTGGTTGCGATCCACCCACGATTGCGAGCAACTGAGCGAGCGTCGTTTGCGGTGTGATGGTCGCCGATCCGGGGAAAAGCGACTGGAAGTACGGATCGGCTTGGATGGCTGCGACGGTTGCAGCGTTGGGGCCGCCGGTGGCTGGTGTCGGCGTTGGGTTAGGCGTCGGATTCGGCGCAGTGGGTGTCAGCACTGAGTCCGGGGAAGGAGTGCCTGTCCCGACCGTAATGTTTGACGAGTTGTACCCGTGCGCTTCCGTGACAGTGGACATGATCCAAGGATCGTCCACGAACCCGATTCCTGCCCAGGTGTAGATACCGTACACCGCTCCAGCCGGCCAAGGAATAGCGGGTAGCGATCCATACTGCTGCTGAAACGCCGTCCATAGCTGCTGCACCACCGTCGGGATTGCAAAGGCCGGCAGCATGACGCAGTGATCGGTGTTCGGAAACGACCCAGGCGTGCCACCGAATGCGTACCACCCGTTGCCGTTGCCCGCTCCAGACGGCAGCGCGTCCGCGTCGATGGCTATCTGGACCGGCGAAGTCGCTATGCCGCCCTGGAGTGAGGACGGCGTAGTATAATCGACGTTGTTGGCCGGTCCTTCGTTGTAGAGGTTACTGTCCTGCGAAAATCCCGACTGTTGCATCAGGTTGTTGACCTGCGACAGGTCCGCACCGTTGAGCGTGCCGTTCTTGGTCGCCCACGCGATGCAGGTGGCGTCGCTGATGAGGATGCCCATGCACTGCTTGAGGAACCCGGCCGCAGACGTGACGCAGCATCCATTCGTGTCGTTGCCGAGCATTGTCATGATCTTCGGCAGCCAGTAGTTGAGAGGCATTGTCGTACCAATCGGTACGTGCTGGGGTAGCTTCAACAGTTCATGGGCCGATGACCTTCTGCCACCGCGCATATGCCTGACGTGCAATGGGTCATAAGGCGAACATACTACACCCGGCATGGAGTGGATGCGGGGCGGTGTGACGTGGTATTTAATCATCGGTGATGCTCCTGTTTGGTTTTGGAATCGGTCCTGCCGCCTTCACGCGGGGGGCAGTTGCGCCGCCTTGAACTCGTCGATCTCCGCCGCTGAGGACGCGTCGAGCACGATCATGGAGGCGTTGGATACCTGCGCGGCGGTGGCGGGGTCATTCCACCACTTCACGTCCGCGCCGGCCTGCACGTACAGCTGCGTGAGTACGGGCCGGCGTGCCCGCCTCGCCTTGACCTGCGCTCCGGTGCACCCGCCGAGCAGTGCTTGGATCAGCGCCATGATGTCGGTGATGATGGTCGGCGAGATCGTCGAGTCAGCGGCCAGATACCGCTCCTGCACTGTCGTCGTGATGGACATTTACTCTCTCCTTAGATGTCTGCCCTCGTAGGAACGAGGGTCGTTTGGGTTGCCGGGCATGACGAAGTAGTCTGTGCCCGTTGGATCGTAGTGTGTCAGTATCCAGTATATCCACGATAGGATCACTGCTACGGTCACTGGAACGTACTCCAAAAAAATTTCGTATACGAAGTCCATACTATCACAACTTTTTGAGGAAATTGGCGACCGCGCTAAAATAATTGCGTTACGGTTTTACTGCCAGGTCCGCCTCCGCCTTCTTGACCTCAACCGCCACGGCGATTAGCTTGTGCGCAGCCTTCTCCGCCTCTATGTTTAATTTTTTCACCACCTTCTCTACTAGATCGTCTACGCCCATGTCGATAGTCTTGAAGCTGGCGACATGTATCTTGAGCGCCTCCACCTCCGCCTTTCTGAGTACATCGTTTGACCTGCACTCATCGTGTGCTATGCGAAGTTCAGTATGATCCTTGTTGACCTTCGTCATAGCACTTCGCATTTCATCCAGTTGACGATTAACTTCTATTCGTTCGCGCGCTAACGTCTCTGCTGTTTCTTTTCTCTCGCGATTGAAAGTTGCTGTCATCTCCTCCGTGCGGCTCTTGTACCAGTCCGACTGGTACTTGCTCAGTTCTTGTAGCTGCCTGAAGGTGGTGTTGTTCTTCTCGGCATCGGCCTTGGCCTCCAAGTTGCGCAGGTCGTTCTCTCCAAGGCGGTCCTCTCTGTTTTTTTTCTTGGCCCAGAAGTAGAAGGTCACGAACGCACCGAGCAGGCTGATGCCTGCGCCCCCAAGTGCCGCGCAGATTACGGTTATTGAGTGTGCCAGTGCGTCTGCCTCGGCGTTCTTTTGCAATTGCACCAGGACTTCTGGGGGAAATTTCTCGACTATCTGAGCAAACAGCATGGATCGCACTCCTTTAGGCGGTGGTCAGTGGATTCTTATTCCCAGTCTCCGCAACTGAGGCACTCCGACGCTATGGGCAGGGGAAAGCGCTTGTCCCTCTTGTCGTCAGGCTCTTTCTCGCACACGAACACTATGTACTCCCGCTTGTCACCGCATTTCCCACACCTTTTTGTCACCGGCCTGCCGCTCCGCCTGCGCACCTTGTAGCCTCGGTGCCTACACGGCCTCTTGGTCCTGTTGGTCAGCGGTGTAGCATCGACTATCCCGTACACCGCGTCCATGCCCCTGCGCCACGCCTGCCCCTCCGGCCCTGGGTCGCGGGCGAGTCGCTGCTGGTCCTCCCCGTCGTGCCGGTTGCCCCTGTGCCTCTTGCAGCAGCCGTCGCCGTCGAACGTGCAGGGTTTGTCGGTCGTAGACATCGGATCACCGAGTTATTTCGCGACTGCCGAAAACTGACTCATCTGCGTGCCAACGTAGCAGCGCATCCCGCACGTCCCCGCTGCAAGCGGCTTGCTATCCACGGCCGACACCAGCAGCACGCCGTTGAGGTACAGGCCGAGATTGCCGCCGATCACGTCGAACCGCAGGACGCCCGTCGTGAGCGGGAAGCCGGCGACGTTGACCAGCACAGTCGGAACGCCACCCACAAGCCGCCAGATCGCCGCCGAGCACGTCTTGCCTTGCCGCCAGTAATTACCCACGTATTCCGTGCCGTCACCGCTCGCTACCCACGGACCGCCGGCACGCGCGACCAGGCCGACATACTCGCTACCCTGGCCGGTGAAGTTGAACGTCGCTTGCACGGACACGTCGGCATCGTTCGCGCCTTGAACCAACGCGATGTTCGGGCCGATGCTGGCCGTGCCCGCAGCGATGCCGTTGGCAGTCACCCAGCCGCCTTGCCTGATCGACCATGTGCTGTTGAGCGGCTTTGTCGCTTGCGCCGCGATTGTCCGCATTGCCGCGAACTCCCCCGTTGCGGCACCGAAGCTGTCAGCGAACGGAAGGGCATCGGTGATGCTCCCGGTGAAGCCCGTGAAAGTCAACCGCTGGCTCGGGTACGGCGCGAAGTTGTCGGCAACGATATCGATGTCCTCAACAGTCAACGAGCCCAGCAGCGAGACCGCCGCTGAGTAGCTAGTCCACGGCGAGCCGCCCGCAAACGCGGACGTATCGTAGATGATTGTGCCGTCCGTGCTGGCCCCGATCAAGTTGACTCCGGACAGTGTGTTGAGTTCGGCCGGCGTGTCGATGATCTCCGGCGGATTGCCCAAATAGATCAACAGGTACGTCGCAATCACACCGCCGGTGTCCAAACCGACCTTGATGCGCGGTGATCCGCCCGCCGAGCCGCCAAGCGTCGAATCAAACGTCGCGGCCAGCGATGCGAGCTGGGAGAGCGTGAAGATCTGATCTGTCCACCACTCGACGTAGCTGAACGTCGCCGGCGTTGCCGTGAGGGTCCACGGCCCGCTTCCCGCGGCAGAGTTGTCGTCGCCGGCCGGCCCCAGGTTGTATGCCCCCGTTAGTTGGCTCATTGCACCCCCTCCGTTATTGTTGCACGTCCAAGAGCGTGACCGTCGTCGCGCTGGGAAAGTTCACCAGCTACGCGGCCTGGTCCGTGATGCTCATCAGAATGTTACCACGGCTCCTGTGTTGCAAAGGTCGCCGCTGTTGCCGGGCGAATTGATCGTGACGCTGCCGATAGTTACGGACGCACCAAGCGCGGTGACTATTCCCGTCACAGTAAACGTCGCGCTGTCCGATGTTCGTACGCAATGAATGGTCAACGCCGTTCCGACGCTCATCCCGGCTTGGCTCGCGACGGGGAACGACATGCCGCCGCTGTTGACGAAAAAGGCGCTCGTGATCGTCGTCATGCTTCCGCTTGTGTACGTCACGCTGGCCGTTGCCGTGACCGTGACCGAATCCGTCGTATCCACAGCACTGTACGTTATGCTCTCCGCTGTGCTGTCGGTGACCGTGAACGCGGCAACGCCGCTGGCGTTGGTGATCGCCGTCGCGCCGTTGCCCGTGCTGCTACCCGTCGCAGCTAGGGTCACCAGTTTGTTGGGGACCGGTGCACTCCCCGCGCTCAGGAGCGTTACGGTCACGGTGACCGGGTTCCCCACCGCGATTGTGGATGTGGACGCGGCTACTGTTGACGCACTCGCAGAGGCCAGGACGAGTCCGGCGGGTTGCGTGACCACTATCCGAGTGTTGGACCCCCCTATGACTGGCGACAGTGCAACAGACCCCAGTGTAAACCCTGCCGCACCGGATACGGATACAAACGAGCCGCTGTAGTCGTTCGGGAGGTTGGAGTTCACTGCGCTGGCATAGTATCTGCCGAGGGTGGACATGTACTGCACTTGGTACGTTATCGTCCCGGACACCCCTGGGAGTGTGAACGACCCCGCCAGCGTCGTGGCGTTTGTCTGGGACATTGTGAACGTCGTGGGCGTCAAAGGTGCGGAGGGGTTGCTCGCCGATAAGAGCAGGACGCCAGGAGGTGTGATGGGAGTGGACGGCCCGACTTTGATTATGGGGTTCCCGCTGCCGCACGCCCCTACGGACGTAGACAGCGCCTGGCTCCCGTTGAGCGGTCCTGCGTCCGCGCACGGCGGGTCGCCAATGTAGTATCCGGTAAACATGCCGGGTCCGTTGTAGTACCCCGTATACGTGAAGTCGTAGAGTCCTCCGCCGACGCCTGAGACCGGCGGGTCGGGGGTCGTACTTATCACACCGCCGCAGTCGGTGACGCCCCATATCGTGCTGCCATCTGTTGCGCAGCAGTACGCGGTTATCGTTACGTTCATGCTGGGTGTAGCAGGAACGAGAGGAGAAGGATCGGATGAGGAAAGAAACTGAGAAGTTCCTGTGTACACACCGCTATACGTACCGTTAGTCTGATCTACTGGCCCCTGAAAGGTCAGAGTGCTATGGAACGTCTGCGTATAGCACACATCGACACCACCGAGGACGTAGAATCCCCTCGCCGTCCACGTCGCGCATATGGTCGGTGGCCAGGAGACCGTGGGGCAGCTGCCACCCGCAGGACCGGTGCTGGGCTGGCACGCTCCGAGCACCTCCTGGCAGTCGGGCACGAACAAGCAGAACACGTTTCCGTCGTCGTCGGTCAGCGTCCTCCACACTCCCGTAGCCTCTGCCAGCAATTGGCAGTATGTCACTGGTGGGTTGGACGACGAGTATCCACCGCCGCCGACTCCGTCGGACTGGATTAGCACTATTGGCAAAGCCCTCTGGCCGTAGTCCCCCGTGGAGTACGTGTTGTTGATCGAGATCGTGCCGTCGTCCGTCAGCGCGGGCAGGCTGACCTTGGTCCAGTTCCCGTCCGTGGGCGGTCCCGTGTCGAGCACGTTGTCTATCCAGGTGTTACCGCTGTAGTTGAGCAGTACGCCCGGTGGATACTCGTAGACCTCGATCTCTATGGTGGTCGATGACCCGCCCATCAGTCCGGTGATGTTTGCGGACATTGCGGACGTGTAGTAGTTGGAGGTGATGTATGTCGCAGTGCCGCCGACGAGCGAGATGGTCTCCGTCCCGGCCTGCGTCGGGTCTACCAGCACTAGGTCACCCGCAGTGATTGCGGACCCGCTGTCGGTTATTATTATGCTGAGTTGCGCCGCGAAGTCTGGCGGGGTGTTGATGGCGAGCTGGCCGTCGGCGAGTGCTGTCGTCGATACCACCACTATCGGGTAGTCGAGGACGTTCTCCGGGTCCGTGACGACTTCCAGCCAGTTGTCCGTATCACTGGTGTCACCGAGCACCCTGTTGTTCAGTGCGATGTAGAACGGCCCCGCTGGGCCTGGGATACCGTCATCTTGCAGCACACCGATCCACCGACTTGCCGGCGGGAGCTTCTTGGCGAGCGAGTCGTCCACAAGCCAGCACGCGGTCAGCGAGGTGATGTCGTTCACGTCCTCCCACGTCTGCGCCACCGAGTCCCACTTGTCGTCGTAGAATCCGGCGAAGGCGTCGCGCAAGAATGCGCCGGTGGTCGCGAACGTGTTGACCGCCGCCTCGCTGGTGTCCACGCCGACTGTCCTGCCGAACGAGTTGTCGTCTATGACGCGCAGGGGTGGAGCGAACTGCGTGCGGTTTGCTGTGCCTAGCTCCGCAATTAGCCTCTCCAGTGCCTCGATTCGGCGCAGCAGTGCGAGGTCCATTACGTCAGGCCCTCGAAGATCGTCTCGAAGTCCGCGTACTGGTATTGCAGGAACAGGTCGCTGGATAGTACACCCGTCGGCACGGGTCCATTGGTCGCCGGGTAGAATGCGTAGTTGCCCACGGGCATGGGCGTCGGCAGTGTGTTGTGCCCCAGGATCGAGATCGTCTCCTGGTACGTCGGGACGTACACGGTCGCGGTGCCGGGGGTCGGCGGGTCAAACTCCACGAGCATTATCTCGCAGTCCAGCGTGCGGAAGAAGTAGTCGGCAGGTGGGTTGTCGAAGTCGAACAGCGCCGCGTTCACCTGCGCGCGTGGATTGCTCTTAATGGGCAGGCACAATAGCGTGCCGGGCGCGAACTGCTTGACCTTGGTGCCGTTGGAGCTTGGGAATGGGAAGTTTGGGAACGGGTACAGGTTGAGCTTGCCGATGCAGTTTCGGAAGTTGGTCGGGTAGAATCCGCTCGCTTCGACGAACGCGCTGGGCACGTCGTGCCACAACAGGTGGAGTATTCCCTTGGGGGTGCGCAGATATGCGTCGCCTGCGAATGGACCTGTAGCACCTCCGAAGAATGTCCACTGCACCCCCTTCCGCGCCAGGGTCTCCAGGTTGTCGTCCCACTTTATCGTCGTGTACCTCTGGTACTCCGCGTCTATCGCGTCGTCCTCCTGTATCGGGAAGGACGGCACCTCAAACAGCACGGATATTACGTAGTCCCTCCAGGCGTCTCCGTAAGAGCCGTATCCGCTGTCGGTCGTCGCCCTGGACTTCGGTCCCTCCCCGTTGATGCTCAAGATCTTCGTGGCGCGTAGCCACGGGTACAGCGGGTGGGTCCAGGGGGTCAGTCGGCTGAGCATCGGCGTGGACCCTGACTGCTGTACCACAGTGGACGATCCCACTATCTGCGGTATGGCCTGGTACACGTCCTCGCTCGTGCCCCCTACCGACTCCCCGATGCGTATGGTGTACGTGACGGACGCGCTGTCCGGGGACCAGCTCTGGCTCGCTTGCTGGCGGGTCTTGCACTCCTCCGACCACGGTACTGATAGTATTCCCATTATGGATACACCGCTTGTGACTGTGTGACGGTATTGTAGTTGAAGGTAAACATCTCCCGTAGTAAGGTAGCGAGATTCTGAGTAGCGTCCAACTGGTCTTGCGCGAGTTCGGTCTGCTGCTCCCCCTGCTCTATCAGCTTGTCCTGCCACTGCGACGCTCCGAACGCGGCGGCCCTCGCCTCCTTGCCGACCTCGATGTCGGCCTGTCGGGCAGGTTGTGCGGCGAACGTCCTTTTCTTGTCATCGGCGTCGTGACCCCCTCCGCCCTCGCGCAGGTCTCTCGCTTCCCTCTCTCTGTTCTGCTGCTGCAATCTGAACAGGTCGCGACTCCTGTTGAATAGGTCTAGGATTCCATCCTCTTTGTCCTTGGATTCTTCAGACCTGTTGCCGCCTAGTAGTAATCGGACGGCTGGTGTTCCAGTTATGCTCTCCAGTACGTTGCGCGTGCCCGACCCGATTGATCTGAGCCGCTCTCCCGACTCTGCTACCCCCCTTGCGACTGTCTCGATTGTTAACGCGAGCGCCCTGAGCGTGGCGGTTATCTCCTGAACCTCCGATACGAACCCGTCCTTAGCGGGTTCAATTCCGAGGAACCCCTCGGTGACCTTGAGGATCGAGTCCAGCACCGACCCACCCGCATTCACCAGGGAGAAGAAGGTCTGCACCAGCTGCCCGGCCGACGGAGTGAGCTGCTGCAAGTCTCCGATAAACGGTTTCGCCCACGCCGCTATATCGCGCAGTGCGGCCACCGTCTCCGTGCCTATGACCTTGGCTACGTCCTTGATGGGTGGGCCGAGTTCACCGATTATCGACCGAATCTGGGGTGCAGTCTCCGTCGCCAGTTCGTTCCACTGGTCTGCAACGTCGCCGAGTATCGTGAGCAACGGCTCGAATCCGCGCCCCAGTGCTGCCGACAGGTTGTCGAGTCGAATCTGGAAACGCTCGACCGCCGCTGGGCTATACGCTCCCACCTGGCTGGTCACGGACGACGCTACACCACCCAGAAGTGCGGACGGGTTCTTCGCCGTGCTGACCACCGAGAGGAATGTACCCGCGAGCAATTTGCTGGCACCAATCACAGACTTGATGCTGGTCTCGAACGCCACGACTCCGGAGATTGCCGCAAGTCCTGCGGGACCGCCGAGTACGCCGGCCGCTCCCTCCCCTCCTATCGCCCCGCCCGTCGCCGCCACTGCACCCGGTAGTCCTCCCTTGTATCCGAGGCCCCCGCGCAGCAGGTTGTCTATGGTGCTGCCCCTGCTGAGGCGGCCTGCTGCGTCGAATCCGCTCCCGGTGTTCCGTTCCGGTGCGTCCTTGTCCGCCTTGGTCTCGCTGGCCTTCGATACGTCGAGGAGTAGCTTGGCTGCGTCCTTGAGTGCCGATGCTGCGTCGTCCAGCTTCGATGCCCCGATGGGTGGGGGTGTGCTGCCAGACTTGCTGTCGTCTGCACCCAGCGGCGCGAGGTCGTACCCCTGCGGTCTTGGGCTACTGAGCGGTATGCCCGGATCGATTGGCCCCTTAACTTCAGGTGCCAGTCCGTACCCTCGACCCCCGGACACGAACCCGCCCTTGTCCAGGTGCTTGGGTGCCTGCCACCTCTTGTAGAGTTCCGCCGCTCCCGTCGCCATACCCATCGTGGCTATTGCGCTGCCCGGTATCGGTAGGGCCATCCCCGCCGCGCCTGCGGCCATGATCGCTATCGCAGTGTTCTTGCCGTACCTGTCAACGAGTCCCTGGTACTTGTCCTTGAGTCCCCCGACCATCTTGCCGATTATTCCGGGACTCTTCTTCTCGTCCGGCTTGGATACAGTCTCGCCCCTGCGCATTGCCTCCAGTATCTCGGCGTTCTCCGGCTTCTGAGCCTGCGCGGCGGGCATTACGTATTCTCTGGGGGTGAGCATCGCCGGCTCGTTGTCTCCCCCGTCGCCGAGTCGCTGCTCGACTGGTCCGCCCGCCGCCTTCTTCTGCCCGCCGAACAGCGAGGATATTCCCCTGCCGATCTTGGAGAACAAGCTCCTAGTACCACCACCGGGAGGGAATGCTGGTGCAGGAGGTGGTGCAGGAGATGGCGGGGGTTTGCCGAGCACCTTGCGGTCGTCGCTCTTGAACGCCGAGGCCAAGTCTTCTGCCGCCGACGGTCGGTTGCGACTCGGCCGCGTTTCAATCTCCTCTGGTGACTCGTGCTGCGTATTCTTGCCGCGCTTGCCCCCGACTACGTACCCCGGCAGCTCGTCCGCCTTCCCCATCGGGTGCGGACCCTCGTGCTCCCTGAATTGGTTCGCGTATGGACTCGCACCCTCGCGCCACTCAAGGGGCGTGCGGCCCTCTGGGCCGATGCCCCTGTGGAGTTCCTTGTGCCTGCTGGACATTGCGTACTTCGGCGTGTACCCCTGAGACTTGCCGCCAAGGTACGTGTACGCCTTTTGGTATCCGAACACCGTACCCCGCAGGCGCAGGTGGTCCCACACCCACTTGCCCTTGGAGGCTGCGTCGTAGAACGACTTGGCCTCGCCTCGATTTACGTCGTGGTATCCGTACCTCCCGCCGTTCTTGTATCCGATCTCCAGGAAGTTGTTTTCGGGATCATATGATGCGCCGCGCACGTTTGAGGACGAGAATGTGCTGTACTCTCCGCCGTGTAGGAAGTCTCCGTGCCCCGTGGCCTTCTGCGGGTCGCCTATGGGCTGCTTCGCGGGTGACGACGCCTCGCGCTCCTTGACGGCTTTTGCCGCAGCCCCTACCCTGTCGAGTCCTATCGGCTGGGGCGGTCCCTGCGGTCCTGCCGGGGCAGAGGGTGAGCGCGAGCCAAAGGCACCGGCGATCTTGCCGCCGATGCTCTTGATGCCGCCAATGATGTCGCCGAATCCTGCCACGCTGCTCCTAAAATAAAAGACTCACATCTCTGCAAGTCTTTTGTTGTTTGTTTCTCCGTTTTTGATCTGTTGCTTCTCACCTGATCGGTGGTCCGAACACTCCCCAGCCGAGCAGTCCCACCAGCACCATGAGCACCAGTCCCCCGCCGCTCCACCTGCGGTCCCAGCCGCTGCTGAATCCGTAGAATCCCCCGAACAGGAAGATGATTACGTATAGAATCCAGAACCAGTTGCCTGCACTCACGTCGTCACCCCTTCTGCGGTCGGAAGTAAATCTGTATCAAGTCCCGCATGGTCAGCTCGCCAATGTCCTGTTTGCTCATGCGGAACGGCTCGCGCACCAGGATGGACGCGATGTTGTCTAGGTTGAACTCGAATCCTTCTCCGCCTTCTGCTCGCCCGCTGAAGATGTCGTGGACCTGGAGTTTTTTCCTGTGTCGTTTACCTCGCGAATCTTCTCGTCCACGATTGCGTAGTGGTCGCGGATCAGCTTCGTCGCCTCCTCGATTGTGGCAGTCGGGTGCACCCTCTTTAGCATGAGCAGCAGCAGGTACGCCTGCCCCGGCTCGTAGCGCAGGGAGTTCTCGCAGGCCGACTCGTGGTATCCGAATTTGCCCTGCGCCTTCTCCTGCGACCACTCCTTGATGCAGCGGTCGGCCTCGTAGTCGAATAGCGTCGCCTTCTTGCGGCACTCGACCGCAAGTCGCGCCTCCTCCTTGGCGTCCGCGTCCTGGGACTTGGGCAGGTCCATCTGCCTCATGGTGTGGTTGCGACCCTCTTCGGCCAACACCTCCGCCTTGGATCGGAGTCCGTACACCGTCTCGTGTACTTCGTCCTCCAGCCGCTTCTTGTACCAGCGCTCGTATGCCGCCTCGTCGTTGAACGTCCGCGCAGACAGCGTGTACTCCGCCATTCCCTTATTGTCAGTCTTTGCTGACTTGGTCCAGTCCTGCGGGTCGATAGAGAACGACGCCTTGGCTCCGAGTGTGTGTTGTGTCTCTGCCATTGTCTTTTTAACTCTCCCAACTCTCACCGACCACCAGTAGTCCTGCCACTACCTCGCGAGTCTGGTGTTCCGGGCATAATACGAACATGCTGTATGCACCAACCATCGCAAGGCAGGCAGTGAACTTCTTGCATACCCTGCACCTGTTCTGCTGATTCGCATTTTCAGGTTCAGTCGTTTTCAGCGTCAGGGACGTGTCCAACAGGTATTGCTTGTAGCAGTCCTGCGCCTCATCTTCGGTCGCGTGTCCAAGCGTGTGGAACTTGTCTCGCAGGGGCGCGATCTTCTCGTTCCATTTTTCTGCGCTGGGTATGCTGCCGTCCTCTGGAATGGGCGAGTACGGACAGCAATATCCGACCGGTCTGCCGCTGCACGTGTAGTCCCAGCGACCATCATTTCGTTGTCTTGCACTGTAGTGGAGCATGTGTGTTATACCGGGTAGTCGAATCCGAGCTGCGAGTGGCACTCCATCGAGAAGCCGGTGTAGTTCGGCCCCGTCATGTCGTTGTCCACGCTAACGCTGTCCACCGTGGCAAGCGGGAGGTTCCAGAACTTGTTGTTGAGCTGGTCCACGAACAACTTCACGTTGGTGATCGTCGCGCCGTCCACCAGTCCGAGCGAGCTGGGGGTGTTGTTGTAGTCGTAGTATCCGCTGATCTGGAACGTGATCTCGCGCTTGCCGGCGAGGCGCTGCGTGAACAGGTTGTAGTTGCGCGTGGAGTCCAGCGACTCGAATGTTTCGATGCTGATCCACTCCGAACCCGCCTTTACTGCGAACTTGCGGACGTAGAGGTTCGTGCTGTTGACCTGCGCTCGCCCGATGAACGCAGGCTTAGCGAGGCCCACCTGCTGCTGCTGCTGCGTGAGCTGCTGGTAGAGTTCTTTGACCCCGCCCTTCGGCAGGATTAACTTGCGCCTCTCGCGCTCGACCGCCAGGAACTTGTTTACTATCGTGAGCATTGCCTTCTCCTGCGGTTTTGTTTACGCCAGTCCCAGGTAGCACGTCCGGACAGAAGCGTTATTTACGGAGTCGCTGTTGACCATCTTTAGTACATCGCTCGAGCCGACTGCATATCCGCCGGCGGTCGGGGTCTCGTGATACCACATCTCCCCGCTGTTGAGCGTGTACGTTCCGGTCGTGCCGAACGGGCCAGCCCACGGGTTCGACCCGTTGTTGCCGAGCACTATAGTGCTGGCGGTAGTCCCGCCCTGCGCTGCGTTGAGCAGCTCGACGGACGCCGCCTTGAGTGCCGTGACCGTGGAGGCCGCGACTCCGCAGATGTTGGAGTTCTGGGCATTGATGGCCCCGGCGTAGTTGCCGCTCGCCGCAATGGTGCGCGTCACCTGGATTATCTGGTTGATCTGCGGGCTGCCGTTTGCAGACAATCCAGTACCAAACGTGTAGGTCTGGTTGCCGCGAGGGAACGTCCAGGCGTTGAGTCCGAGCACACCGCTGACCCCGGTCGGTGGCGTGATGGCGGGCGAGGACACCTGTCCGGTCACGCCCATGTACGCCTGCCCGAATGAGGTGAGGGTGACGGCAAACCTCACCCCCATCGGCCCCTTGTTGAGTCCGATGCCAAACAGCTGGTCCTGGAACATGTGCCACATCTCAGATGACCATTGGACCGGCTCGTTGCCCGTGATCGCCTGCATCGCACGCTTGAACCGTCGCGCTCTGTTATTCATGCTTCACCTCTTCGGCCTTTGTTTCGACTGCTGGTGCATGGATCACTGCCTCTACCTCGTCCACCCACGGCGACACGTTGGCTCCCGGCAGCGTGCAGAAGTGCCCGTGCTTGGGCGCCTGGGTCTCGACCACCGCTACCGGGTTCATCTCGTGCTGGATGAGCGGTGTACCGTTCTCCGACCATGCTGCGATGTTGACCGTCCCGTTAGGCCAGACCCTCGTCACCTTCGCGGCAAGTGGCGTGTGGTCAGGCCCGCGCCCGTCCAGGAATAGCCACAGGTCGTCGCCCACCTTCACCATTACCCCTGCTCCTGACTGTGGACTTCTAGCTCCAGAAGTCTGTACGGGTAGTTGATGTCCAGCTTTGGAACGTCATTCGTCTCGTCCCTGAACCAGAGCATCTGCACCGTGGGGCAGTTCGGCAGAGTAGTGCGGAAGTTGCCGCCGCTGCTGTTGACGCTCTGGCGTATCGCAGCCTGAATCGACTCGTAGCTCGGCAGGGCCAGCGTGCCATCACCCGAAGTTCCCTCGACGTACACGAACCTCGTCACGTACACCCGCTCCGTCGTCGCGCCCTCGAAGTTGAACGGCTTCGATGCCACCTTGGTTCCGGGGCACAGGATCAGTAGCGGAAGCGGGTCGCCGTCCACCACCACCGGCTCGTCCCTGATTACTATCTGCGCCTGCGGTATCCCGATGTTGCCCGCCTGGACTATGGTCTGCAAATCCAGGCGCTGCTGCGTCTCGATAGAGTTGGGCACGTCACGCCACTCCCTGCCCGTGCGACTTCTTGACCGCCACCTGGAAGTCACTGCCGACTAACTGCTGCACCATCTCGTCGCCAGCCCCGATCGCCCACTGCGTGCCGTCTGCGCGTTCGAGTACGTCCTTGGATTTCGGCGTGATCCCATTGAGGAATTGACTGGGCAGCACCACGATGTTGTCCATCCCTATCAGGGGCGAGGTCGGGTCGAGCAGCTTCTTCTTGATGATCGTCCACAAAGTGTTTTGCACTGTCACAGCGATTGTCGAGGGCGCGACACCTATCTTGGTCTGGAAGTATTGGATCGTCTCTGCGTTGTCCCAGACCACGTTGTTGCCAACGAGCGTCGGGCTGTAGAGAGTCCCCTCGGTGTACGTGTTGGGTGTCGGCTCCTGCCCGGCCTGGCCGAATACCGCCCCGCGTTGGTATACGGAGACCATTGAAAATTCTCTATGTCCACATAAGATTCAGAATCTTCCGTAATTTACTACTTCCCAGGGTCCATCGTCATCCTGAATGTCAACGAGTAATTTTCTCTTCATCTCCTGCAACTTGTCGAACAGCTCCGCCCACGAGTAGCTCTGCCCGTTGATGCTGTAGTTAGGCTTCGGCTGCGCAGTCATGTCGTTGAGTGCCATAGTCACGTTGACCAGCGACTGCTGGTCTAGTGCCTGGACTTGCAGCATTATTCCGCTTGCCGCCACTACTGGACTCCAATCTCTTGCACGTCGATTGCCTGGAGCTGGAGTCGGTCGCTCTCTCGTGCCGTCCGCTCCTGGTCCAGCTCCGCCTTGGTCCGCTCCAGCTCGGTTTCGAGCTGGTTGATCCGAATAGTCTGCGTGCCGATGATGGCATTCATCTCTTGCGCACTGGTCTGCACGTTCATTACGCGGCGACTCCCTTGATGACCTGCACGTTGAACGCCGGGGTCTCGGTTGTCGTCCCCGTCAGGTCGGTGATGGTGAGCTTGAACGATCCAGCTCCGACCGCGCTCACCACGGCCTGGTATGCATCGGTTCCCGACTTCTGGCTGACGATGATGGAGTCGGTCGCAGCCACTAGGGTGTTCGTGACCGTCATGGTAAACGCCGTGGCGGACCCTGCCGCCGATACGAGCGTGATGGTGCCGCTCAGCTTGCTGAGCGTGACCCCGGTCGTGCGCGACGTGCCCTGAGCCACCGTCCCGCCCGCCCCCGTGCCGTACCCGACGCCGCCCGCCGTCACGCTCGCGTTGACGAGCAGGCCGGTCCCGCACAGGACGTTGCCAGTACCGCTGACGGTCTGGAGGCCCAGTGTCCCAGTGCCCTTTGTGTCGATGGTGGCTGCCTCGTTCGTTCCGCTGCTGATGACCAGGAGCGCGACGCCGCTGCCGGCTGCCGCTCCGGTGACTTGGACGCCCGTCGCCACCGAGGACGTGGCCGCGTTGACGTTGAATACGGGGTTTGTCGCACCGTTCGCGCCGACCGAGAGGGCGTTCGCCGACGTGCTGGTCAGCGTCGTCGCCCCGGTGATGCTGGTGCCATTGGTTTGCTTTATCTGCCCCTTGCTGTCGAGCGTGAAGACGTTCAGCGGTCCCGGCATGCCCTCGCTGATTAGGTAGTCCACCGTCGTGCCGTCCGTCGTCTGCGCGAGGATCACGTCGGCGGGTCCGAGGACCAGCGAGGTGATGAATCCCTGCTCGTTGGGGGACAGCACGAACCGAGCCACCCTCCGGTTGGTGGTGGTGTTGTTGGACCCGCGCTGCACGAATACGAGGATGGTCTCCGTGTTCGCCCCGCTCGTGTTGAGCAGCGACACGTTGACCGGGTTGCCCCACGGCTGCGGCTGCGGCGCGTTGGCTATGGGCCAAGACCCCTGCGTGCCGAGTGCGGTGGCGGTCGTCGCGAGTTGTCCATCAGCTAGCGTAAGCATTGTGGCATCTCTCCACTAGGTTGCGCAGTCTCGGCTCACGCCGCCTGCTCGTACTCGAACTCCAGGTTCACCGCGTCCTGCGCCGCCTTGTCCTTGGTCGCGTCCGCGACGGTCCACCGCGAAAACTCCGGGTGGTTGGCGTCTGCGGTCACGCTGCCGATGCCGCACACCTCCATGTACCGCGACTTCGCGTCGCCGGGCCGGTCGGCGCGTATGGCCAGCCTCGGCCACTCACCCTTCTTGCCCGTGCCGAGCAGGACGGAGAAGATCAGCTTGCCGTCGAACTCGTACCGGTTCGCCTCGATCTGGCTGCGGTCCTGGTACGGCAGCTCGATGTAAGCTGCAATCGCCGCGTGCACGCCCTCCAGCGCCGCCTGCTTGACGCGCTCGCGGGTCCACTCGCTGTCCGGCTGGACCGCCTGCGCCTTGACCAGCACCATGAGGGCGTCGATCTGGTCGGCCTGCTTCGCGAGGCGAGCCTCGAGCGCCGCGATCTTCTCGTCTGCGGTCGGCTGCTTGGTGTCTGCCATCGTCTTCACCTGCTAGAGTCGAGGGGCGATCTTGGTTTTCGTGTTGGTCAATTTCCCTGCGCCGCGTAGCGCGGGTTCTCGGTCATCGGCGTGCCCATCTCCGTGAACTTCCATCCCGTTACCACGTCCCGGTGGAAGCTCTCCAGCGAGTTCGGAGCCATCTGCGTCGTCTCTGCCGCCCACGCCTGCTTGTACTTGTACGCGCGCTTGAAGTCGCCGAGCCACCAGCTCGTGGTGTTGTTCTTGGTGCCGCCGATTACCGCCGTGTTGCCCACGAAGCTGTTGCACATCACGTCGGCCCGCTTCTGGCCCCAGTACCCCTGCGCCATCGGGTTGTCGCCGTAGGATCGGACGGTGTTGTTCGTCGGCGTGTTGTCCACCATCGCCACGCTGCCAGCCTGCATAAGGAAGTTGCTGGTGCGCTTAAGCGCGAGGGGTACGAGGAACTGCGTCGCCTCCAGGACCACCGGCGTCCCGGTGTTGGGGTCGGTGATGTTGGCCAGCAGCAGCTCGACCGTCTGCACGCTCTGCCAGTTGACCAGCGGTACGGCCGTCTTGTTGATGTAACTGCCTGCCGTCTGGTAGTTGTTGCTCGACACGCCGTTGCGCGAGTACGTGTTGACGACGCCCGTGACGTGCTGGAGGCATCGTATGTCCTTGTTGATGCTGATCCACTTGCCCCCACCCGCCGCCCGCTCCATCACCAGTGACGTTTGGTCCTGTATGGTCATCTCTTTCGTGATTTCGCATGTAAAGCCGCGCTTTTGGAGGGGGGGGGTGTCGATCCACTCCTCGTTGAGGCCCATTGTCGGGAACCGCTCGCCCTCGCCGACCACCTCGATGCCCGCCGTGCCGAACTCGCCGACGCCTGGGATGCGCTCGCCGTTCAAGAAATTAGTCTGATATTCTTGGGTTAGCATCGGCCACAGGGCCATCGGGTAGTTGTAACCTTCGAGGAAGCGGTTCCAGATGAACTGCCCGGTGATGTTGGCAAAGTCGCCGCTGTTGATCGTGTCGCCCGCCGCCTCGTACACGTCCCTGATGGAGAACCCGCCCGACTTGCGGCGCGGGTCGATCAGCCGGAGGATTTCCTCCCCTTCCTTGACGAACGCGGTGAAGCAGTTGCGGATCGAGAAGGCGTCGGTCGGCCTGAGAGCACCGGCGCGCAGGTTCATGCCCTGCGAGGTGCCGGCGAACCGGAACATGTTGGAGGCCGACTCCTCCAGGTTCTCCAGGATGTCGAGGGCGACGCTCCTCTTGACTTCCGGCTTCTGCCGGGCAATAGCCCTGTAGTCGAGTTGCAGCATAGTATGGTTTCCTTCTTTGCCTCTGTTCCGACCCGTGCCGTGCTCCGCCGCTGGTTACGGTATGCTCAGGATGCCGCCGCCTATGAGGTCGAGGTTCACCACCTCGCTCGTCCCGCCCGGATCGCCGCTGATGACGAACAGACCGAGCTGCATCGCCGCAGCGCTCGCGTAGGGGATGTAGAACTTGGCGATCTGGTATCGGCTCATGCCCAGCGTCGATGGGTACGCCCAGGGAGCCTGCGGGGTGGCGGTGTTGCCCGCGCCGTAGACCTCGAACGTGAGTTCGACGTTGCTCGCGCTGTCCATCATTGCGTATATGGCCATGTTCTGAGGTGTGCCCGCGTTCTGGCAGATTGCGGTCGTGAGCTGGGTGTACTGCGTGGTGCCCACGCTGCCGAACACGTTCCAGTAGGTTCCGCCGGGAATCTTGTAGATCAGTGCCCCGCTCAGCGTCGTGGGGAGGGCGTAGGTGGTGTTGGCGAGGATGTTGGTCCAGCTCGACGCGAACCCGAACGCGATGCCGGCGAGGTTGACGTTGCCCTCGGTGTACGCCAGGTTGCAGATGCACTGCTGGGGCTGGTTGCTGAGGAACTGGAATACGCTGTACGCCGACTGCATCTGCGCGATGTTGTTCTGCGTGGCCCCCGTCGTGAACGTCAGTTTGCCGCCGGCGGGTGCCGCAGTGTTGATCGCCACCGACGCCCCCGACCCCGTGGTCCCGGTCGTCACCCACTTGCCCGTCGCGCTGGACGAGAACCCCTCCATGAAGTGGTCGTAGATGAACGCGGTGCGGAACTTGTGCATAGCGTCGTTGGTGTCCGGTTTGATTAGTCCCTGTGGCTGCTGAGCAGGGAGCGTCCGACCGCTTGCCACCGCCGCCCGACCGTGGTACAGGGTGCGCAGCTCGCGCTCGACGCGGCGCGAGAACCCCATACGCTCGCAGTCCCGCTCGAATGCGATGCGGTCGGCCTGCTGCTGCTTGTCTCGGATCGTCAACATGGTCCTGTCCCCTGCGTGTCTGTGTTTCCGCCGAATTACCGCACCGCGAAGGCCGCGAGTCGCTTGTCTCGCTTCTCCGGGTCGCGGTCGCTGAAGTCGAGGTTCGCCGTCTTGTCCTTGCCGGTCTCGCGCGACTCCACCACGTCGCGGGAGCTGGACGTTCCGATGGCCTTCTCACCCCTCGCCGTTTTGAACTTCTTGACTAACTTCCTGCGCTTCGCCTCGTCGGTGACGCCGATCAGGGCGTCCACCTCGTCTGAGGTCGGTTGGTATGGTCCACCGTTCTCCGCCTGCTCGCAGAAGTTGATGACGCCCTTCTCGGCTCGGTAGCGCTGGAGTTCTGCCGCCTCCATCGCCTCCTTCTTCTTTTCCTCGCCCTTGTCCTTCACGTCCTCGCCCTCCTCTTCGTCGTCGGTGGTCCCCTTGTCCTCTCCCTCGTCGAGGCACTTCAGCGCGGCCGTGATCTTGGAGCGGATCATCTCCGGCTCCATCTCCGGGTCGTTGGCGATGGCCTTCAGCAGGTTGCCGAGGTGCGCCTTCCAATCCATGTCCTCCGCCTCGGCGTCCGCCTTGGGTGCCGGATCGTCCACCTTCGTCTCGGCCATGTCCTCGTACATTTCGAGCAGGTCGGTCCACCCCTTCTTGAGGTTCTTGGGTGCGTTCTTGCACGGCTTGGCGATGCACCGCGCCACGATCTCCTTGAAGGGGACTTGCTTGGTCGTCATGGTCTCTCGCTCCTCAAGGAAGTTGATTACCGCCCCGCCGCGCGTCACTAGGTCCGCGCACCGCAGTCCGGGGTTCTCAAACTCCATCATGTGGTAGCGGCGGTCGCTGCCGACCTCTCCGTACCCCCGCGCGTTGATGGACAGCGTGTATTGCTTCTTGGAGATTTGCGGCGACTCGGCTGCGGTGAGTATCCGCGCCGTCATGTCGTGGTCTTTGTTGAGGTACCAGTCTGCCCGCGTCTCTTGTGGGTCGGAGGGTTGCCCCCCGCTGGGCGGCATCAGCACGCCGTTCGGCTCGCGGGGGTGGCGCACTTGGTCCGGCTCGCCCTTGGGTGCGTGCCCGATGTTGACCACCACCGCCGACTCCAGTGCGTCGCGCACCCGCGCGTGGAACGTCGGGTCGTAGGTCATGCCCTCCACGTCCATGCCGTTCTTGTTCGGCGAATACTTGGTGAGCACCTTGCAGTTGCGTATGCAGGACGCGGCCCGGTCTACTGTCGCGCCGCCCGCCACGGAGTAGTTGATGTCCTCCAGGAGGTCGATTACTCTGCCTGCTCTTTGCTTGGTTGCTGCCATGTGGAAGCCAATAGAAAAAGCGGCACGATTTATTGTGACATTCACCCGGTAGCTACTCCGGGGTGAAGCCAATCGATAGGTAGCACGGGGATCGTGCCGCCAATTTTCGTTGCTAGGGTAGTATTACCAATCGGGGAATTGATTGCAATAGCAGGGTCGGAATTTTGGGTGCCTGAAATCCGCGAGTAGGAAAGGTTCCCGGCCGCTACCTGCTGTTTCCTAACAGTAGGAACAGGGCGAGGGACGCTATCACTAGGAACCCGCCCGCCGACCAAGCGCAGACTATCAGCAGCCGGGCAGTAAACGACGTATCCCGGTGCCCCGCCATCTCCAGCGGAACCTGGACCAGGCGCACCAGGGCGTAGCAAGCGACGATCAGACCTATGACTTGGAGCATTGGTGAACTCAATTACGGTTGAACCGGATTCTTCTTTGCGCGGTATCTCTTGCTGTCCTTCAGCCTACACCTCAAGCAGTTCACGCGGTCCTGCCGGTCCTTCTTCCCGCCACACTTCTCGCACAAGCCCGCCGCTCGCTTGCGCCGCTGCCAGTTGAGTTGTCGCTTCACGTCGGTTTACTCCCCAATTCCCTCACCACCAGCTCCTTGGTCACCACGCGGTATCCGCATGTAACGCACGTCTTGTACCTTCGTATCGTGGACTCAGGCAGCGGGTCGCTGTCCGTGGTGCGCAGGCGAGTCCTGCACTTGGGGCAGCGTATGCCGAGCGGTGGTTTTGGTTGGTCGTCCATTACATATCCTCAAAACGATGTAAGTCGCGGTGTGTCGTGGTAGATGTAGCCTCCATAGCCTTGACTCTCAATACAATCTCGCCGCTTGCCCCTAATTCGATTGCCATAATTACCGAATTACAGAACTCGAAGCCCATGCCCTTCGGTCCTTGGACGACCACTTTTACTGACCGCCTGCCGTTGATAGCAGCTTGAATCTTGTCTACCTCTTTGGTCGTCCGCTTCTCTGCGCGAATCAACCTGGAGCGAAGTCTGTTTGTTTTTCGGCTCATGCTACTACCTCCAAGTCGCTCTCGTTGGCAAGGAAGAACCCGCGATACACGCCGCAGCCGACGAGGATAGTGAGTAGCGTCGGCGCGGGCTTGACTACCTGCTCCACAGAATCGAATAAGTACACCAGCTCCGCTTTGCTCTCTACTTTGAATACCATCATTGATTTGCTCCTAGTTCAGAGGTGTCTTCTACCCCGTCCCCTGTCTTGAGTCCTTCAACTGCGTCATTCCATACGGTTCGTAAGTAGTTGTCTTTGATATTGTCACCACTAGGTAACTGGTAATGTTCTACGTCGAATTCGCCGTCCTGGTCAATGTCAGGTGAATTTAGTTGTGCTTCGCTCAACTCGCGCTTTGAATTTTTGACTGCCATTTTTTCCAGACCTCTGGGTGTATGTAGTTGTCCCTAGCCTGCGTGGGCGTGTTGTTTAGAACTTTGGCCACTTCTCCGCTCATAGACAAAATCGCTTTTTGTACGGCCTTCACGTCCTTGGTCTTGTTGCCCGTCAGCGGGGGTGGCGGCCCCCCATATGAGTCTACCAGTTTGTACGCGGTCTGCGTGGCCTTGAGGGTGCGCAAGTCCTTGATCTTGATGTCCTCTGGCCCCCCCGATTTCTTCGACGCATCTTTTAGTGCGTCGCCCGCGTCGTCACTGCTGGCCTTTTGGAAGACGAATTGATCCCCCTTCGCCGATTTCAAAGCGTTTTTTAGGAACGCAACATTTGCAGGTTCTCGGATTGTGGTCTGATTGCGCACCCCCTCCTTGCCGATAAAGTCCAAGTGTACCTCGTCGCCAACTACCTTGCAGTGCCTGGCCTGTATAGACGATATGCCGAAGTGTCCATGCTCGACGGACTCGGCGCTGTCGGTGGGGCGAAGTCCGGTCTCTCGAATCGCAGACGCTATTGCCGCCGCCTCCCTCGACTTCTGTGGCAAAGATTCGTCGTTCATCTGTGCTGTCAAAGTCTTTTCGATATTCTTGATATGCGGTTCGATTGCCTTGACTCGCTCAAATTTTTGCGCGGCGTTGCGGTCGTGGAAGTCTTGAGTATATCTATACTGCCTGCTGATTCTCCCGCTTTTGGTGTGCTGGTCCCAGGACATGAGAGCTACGTACTTCAATTGGTCGCTGCCCTGCTGGAGGTCTGCATATTTGATCGCACTTGTTAGTACTTCAGCGGGCGGAAACGTACCGACCATGCCGTGATCTCGCAGCTTCTTCTTTACATCCTCACTCATCTGCGACCCAGGTGCGGATCGCTTTGTCTTTTCAGCAGACTTGGTACTCCCTTCGCCGCTACTGGTGAATTGCCCTCCTCCCTCGCCGCTGCCCTTGTGTTCGTGTCCTTCCGCGTCTTTCTTTTCCAGTACATCCACTGCGCTGCTGAACTCCTCGTCATCTATTTCCATGCACTCCCTCACCTCCATCGGCTCGCCGGACTTGATCGCACGCATTTCGCGCCGGTGCTGGACGTATGCCTTGAGGTGCTGGCGGCCCTCGCGGGTGCTCTTTATTAGCGAGGTCAGCAGCCTGTCGTTTTCTTTTATGTCGTCTGCGTTTAGGTCGTCTTCGCCGGTTCCGGGCTTGACCTTCATGTTGGCGTCCAGCACCCTCTTGCCGAGTACCTCCATCTCCTTAAGCGCACCGAATAATTCTCCTGGTGGTAGACCATCGACATCGAACCCGCTGCACAACTCGTCCAGCTCCGTAAACGCCTTGTTGAGTTTTGGGTATGCGTCCGTACTCAGTAGGTGGAAGGCTGATTTCAGCGCTGACCTCGTGTGTTCGCCGGCGTCGTCCAGTGCCTTCTGCGCGTCGCCCTTTACCTCGTTGTACGCATCCACCCGCTGCTGCTTCAGCTCTTGGTGCTTGGCGTGCAGTGCGGCGGCGCGGGAGCCGTGCTTGGGTTTGTCTGCTGATTTACTTTCGCTGTTCCCCCCGCTCCCAAACTTTCCGTCCGCCGCGTGCTCGTGCCCGCTGGCGTCCTTAGTCTCTGTCACCTCCAGAAGGAGGGACTCACTTATATCTTGAGCCGGCCATAGTCCATTTTTTTGGAAGAAGGCTGTTGCTTTGGGAAACGCCTTGGCAACCTTATTGCGGCGAGACGAGTTTGCGATGCGAAACAATTCAGCGAAGCCCTCGCGCCGATCTTGATTGGCGATTTTGCTCAATCTAACGCCGCCGAATCCAAATACTTTTTTGGGTTCAACTTCACTTTCGTGAATCGCTTTCCATTCCGGTGTACCGCTGAACTCGTAATTAGGACCATCCACGACATGACCGATCTCGTGTGCGACCAACTCGTGCATGATGCTTTCAGAAGAACTGGTATTCATCTTGAAAGTGGCAGGATCGTCTTTAGTCATCCCTTCCACGCTTTTCTGCATTCCTGGATCACTCGCCAAATAGAGTTTGCCGACGCTGCCGTGGAAGAGACCATGCGACGACAGAAAGAATTTTTCGGTTTGCTTGCGGAATGCTTCGCGCAATCGCTCTGGTTGGATCGCAGCCACATCGTCGGCGACCTTCTTCGCAAGACCCTCTCGCGATGCCGCGAAGTGTATTCCCTTGAGGTTCGCCTTGATTTTTGCTTGAGCCCTGGGCGTCAGTTGCGGTACAATCGTCTGCAATGCCCCTTCTTGGAGGGATGTATCTTGCTCCGGTGAATCCTTGGTTGGTTTAACGTCGTCGGAGGTCGCGTCTTCGTCGTCAGCCTCGTCTCGCTCGGCTTGTTCCCGCTCTTCGGCTTTTTTGAGAGCACCGCCGAATGCCCTCTCCAAATCGTCGTCATCCACGTTGGCAAGGTCGCTATCCTCATAGCCTTGGTCCTTCGCGATTGCTTCAAGTTTCTGCCGCTGTACCTTCTTGCCACCTGCCCCGTCACCTCCTGTGAATTGCCCACCACCCTGTCCGCTACCCTTGTGCTCGTGTCCGCTGGTGTCCTTGACCTCCATCACGCTCCTGCCCAGCATACTGGTCACGTCCACGCCGCTTGACACGGCGCGCACGATGGACGCAGCGCGGGCAAATCCTGGCTCTCCGACCCTGTACTCGCAGACCTTGCCACCTTCTCGCAGTTGTATGGTACCGTCTGTGGTTATCCGCGCTTGCATTTTGCGTTCTCTTGCTCGACAAAGGACTTGGCCTGCGCCAGTGATGTGTAGGTAGTGACTACACTTAGTCCAGACCCTCCTGCGTTCGGTCAACGGGGATGTACTTCTCCATGAACTCGCGGTCACGCGCCGGACGAGTGCACTCTGGCTTGTGTGACTCTAGGTACGGAGCACCGCACTCACCGCAGGGTGATGGTGTACTGTAATCGTCACCACCGAACTCCTCCCTGACTGCGGTGTCGAGCTGCTCCGCCCACCCTTCACCGATGTAGTCTAGGAGGATTTTGCGAAAGTCGCTCCATGTCTTTGGCACGAGTTTTGAATCTTCGCTCATGTTCCCACCTCCAGCAGTTCTTCTGCCCCCGGCGGTAGGTCGATCCAACCGTCATCTGCGGACTCTTGCACATGTGACACGTTGCCCGTCTTTTGCGCAGCCGACGCCGCGGCCAGCTTCGCCGCCTGCGACCTCTTGGGATCGACCGCGCCGTTTTGCTGTCCGCTGGGTGGTGGTCCCCCATCCTGCTCCTGTCCCGTCGGCGGTTTCCCAGGCTGCTGTCCGCCGGTCAGTCGCTTCCACTCCTCCAAGTCCTTCGCCACCCGCCTTGGGTCTTCGCCGCGCTTGCCTATCTCGATCTGCGGCGAGGTGATGCCTGCCGCTAGCTCCTGTGTGGACACTGACGCCTGCTCCACCTTATCGTCCTTGGACACCAGCGGAGCCTCAACGGAAATGTCCAGCAGCGTCATCGCCTCTTGGGGCAGCTCTCCGCACTCCACCGCCCATCCCACGACGCGCCACATCAGGCGCTGGAACGGCGACTTGAAGTGCTCCTGGTCGGCCTCGCGCGACACGACCCACGGCGACCCCGCCTCCACGAGGCTACTGTAGTTAGCGTTCGAGGCGTCCCCGCTTATCAGGTATTCGGGCGTCGCCACAGACGCCCCCGCCTGGCGCAGCGCCCCCTGCACTGCGAGGTCGTTCTCCGCGAAGGCCGGCGTCGTGGGGTACGTGACCGGCTCGACGTTGCCCGGCATCCTGCGCACAGCCCCGCCCTGTGGTATATTGAGGTGTGTAGTTCCGGGTCCACCGTCGCCCACGCTGTCGCCCTGCACGGCGTCCGTACCCGGTGACTGGATGGTACCGATCTGCTGCCGCGTACCGATCATGTGCTTCCACAGCTCGGCGGTCGCCGCCTTGACCGCCTGCGTCTCGCCACTGATCTTGCGAATGGTCGCCGCGCTCATCAGGGACTCCAACACTTGGAACACGAACAGGGGTGTGCCGTGCTTGACCTCCGCGTCCTCCCCCATCATCTTTATGTGCTGCATCTCCCAGGCCGGCACGATCTCCCCGCCTATGTCACTGTTCCCCTGCTCGTCCGGCTCCTTTGGCCGGATGAAGTAGGCCATGATGCGCTCGCGGTCGTGCACTGTCTTGGTATTGCCGGTGGGGTTTCCCTCCTCGTCGCGCTCCTGGACCTTGTACACCTTGTGCTGTATGCCGAAACTCCACCCGTCCTCGAAACTCTTGCCGGCCGGCGCACCCCACACCAGCACGCCGTCAACGAATCGGGCGTCAACCGTGCCGTCCTTGCTGTTGTAGTGCAGGCGCACGAACGAGTTGCCGTCCCTAATTACCCGGTGGCACACCTCCCGCTCCTTGGTCTCGCCACTCGCCAGCGTGGACTCATCCTCGCGCTTGTGCTCCGGTAGGCTGGTCTGCGTCCAGTTGTTCCGCGCGAAGAACTTGGAGTCGAGCCAGGACTGCACCGACGCAGCGAGGCGGTCCAGTGGGGTCTGGTCGCCGTCCTCCGCCTCACCAGCCGACGCCACGTACTTCTTCGCCTCCTCGGTGTCGCGCCCGCCAACCTTGTAGGTGAACCCCTTGCCGATGATGGCGTTTATCAGGTTGGAGCGCAGGCCGATTGCGAACGAGTTCACGCCATCCACTATGCGCGACCCGCCTATGAACCTGTTGAGGTCCGTGTCCGACTGCCACAGCGGCCACTTCTTGCCATGCGACCTGTCGCTCGGCTGCGCTATGGGTATGCCGTACCCGCGCGACTGGTTCAGCGACCGCAGCAGCGGCTCGAATAGGTCCGTACCCCCTGGGTACACCCCGGTCTGTCCGCCGCCCCAGAACGACTCCATAACGTCGAAGCTGTGCCGCTCCATCCGGTATCGGTTTACGACTTCGAGGTCTGCCGTGCGCTGGCGGAGTTGCGTAGCGGTCAGCATCGGTGGCTTCGCGCCCTTGGCGACTGGGTGCAGGTCGTCGGAGAATATGGCCCGCTCCGGCTCCTGCTCGGCGGGCAGCGGCACGGCGTCCTCCCGCACGTCTACCGTGCCGAAGACGAGTACCTTGATCCGCTGCCACCAAGTTAGTTTCATCACTTATTCCATTCGCCATACAGTAGCAATAACTGTAGGATGCCGCACACCAGGAACACGACCCCACCTGCCACCATAAGCCACTCGAATGCATCACGCTTGGTCACCGCTTGTCTCACCTGTGTGTATTGTTTACGTTGTTATGTGCTTTATGATCCAGCGTTCAAACAGCTTTTGTCTGTACAGTGGTTCAAAAGGAGCGGCAGTAGTTTCAACAAACTTTTCCCACGCCTTATAGACTTCAGTTAATGTCGGCCTCTCCGTGCAGTACATCGACCCGACCGGCTGCTTGTCGTCCCTGCCGATGACGGACACGCGCTTCCTGTTGGTCGTCGTGCCGTCCTCCAGCACCACGCACAGCGCGACCGTGATCCCCGCGTCCTTGGTCGCGCGACCGCTTGGCGTCATCGCGGCAGGGCCAGGGCGAAACTCCCACGCCTCCGACTCGTGGACCTTGGCCACTATGGCCGCGAGCGGGTGAGTGTTGCCAGCCCAGTAGTAGTCTACGATGTCACCGACTCGGATCATATCCTCGCTCCACAATTACATTGCCATCCGTCCTTTAGCATGTCCGCAGACAGGCATACGCAGTCCACGTCGCCCAATTCTCTTTGCCTTATTGATCGGACGAGCACAGACCACTTTTTCTGAGCATCGGCAGGAGCGGAGCGGGCAGGGCGAGAGAAAAATATCACTCTGTGCCACATCACGTTGCTCCATCCGCCATTCGGTAAGCGATACGACCCATCGCAACCATTGGTGGCGTCCTCTTCCCTGAACATTGGATAGCGCGACTCAAGTTCGTCTATGAACAATTTTGCTGCTGCGTTGTCTCCACGAACATTGCACTTATTTCTTTCCTCTCGCAGTTCCTCGTCACTTAGCTCTTCCACGCCCACAATTATTTCGTTGTTAATCATTTTGGTGCCTCAATAGGTTGTCGCGGACGTTACCTGCGTAGTGATCCATCCGTATGCGCCCATCGTCTGGTCCTTACGGTACTTGAACTTCTTGAGCAGCTTCAGTGCCTCCTCGCCCTTCAGCACCTCTATCTCGGCGCGGCGCAAGTCCCGTTCAATCTGGTTCAACTTCTGCTCGACCACGGTGCGGAGGTGGTTTGTGCCGTTGCTGGTCTCAATCCTATCGATGGTCCTGAGCAGTTTGTCCTTGCGCTTCTGCATCTTGTGCATCTGGTCCTTGATGGTCCGCTTCACGTCTGCAAGCTGTTTCTTCGCCATCTCCACCAAGTCGTGTTCGCCTGGGTCGCCGTCTAGCGCGATCATCGCCTCCAGTATTGCGGAGAATACGGCGGCGAGAAGACCAATCACCTCCGCCTCGTGGTCCTGCACGACCCTCTCTTCGCCGTCGTCCCCCGTCGCGTCGTACCTCTCGCGCCGCGAGTCGTCGGTGAGCAGTCTGTACGCGGAGTTCACAGCCTTGAACTCCTCGGCGTCTCCGCCAGCGTCAGGATGCGTCTTGTGCGACTTCTTGCGGTACGCCCTCTTCACTGCCTCCTTGTCCGCAGACTTCGGCACTTCCAGTACCTCGTATGGCGTCTTCTTTGGCACGTTGATTCGCCCTCTTCCTGGTTCGGAGGTACTTGATGAAGAACCTCCACCTATGCTCCTGCGACATCGGGAGGAGCACCTGCTTCAGCCCGTTGGCGTGTCCGAGTCCGGTCGCCTTCATCATATTATCCCACGGTCAAGTACCCTATCGCCAGGGTCGCGATGGTATTATCGGCCAGCGTCGCCACTAGGTAGTATTGCCACCTCGTGCCGTGCTTCAGTTGGCCCGTCTGCACACTGGCGGGAGTGCACCACACTACCTGAGTGCCGGTCGGCGTCTGCGGGGACGCGGGGAACTCCACCACCATGCTATCAGATGTCAGCGAATATACTTCGAGGACGATGTTCGCCCCGGTCAAGTTCGGCCACACGTTCGGTGACGCGCCGGTGAATATGATCTGCCGACCGTCTGCCGCACTGTAGTCATCCCCGCTGACTATCGTTATTGTGCCGTTCTGCGCGACGGGCGAAACGATGGTGAACGTACCGCCGGACAGCTGGGACTGGAGTGCCAGGACTCCGGTTATGTCCTCCTTGAGCAGGGCACCGATACTACCAGGAGTGCTGAACCCAGACGACGACAGGAGCTGCTCCCACACCGCCGCACTACCGGAACCACCAGGAAAGTTGACACCCGCCTCGACTGTAAACACGCCGGACCCTGGTACTGTTTGCAAGTTATCCAGGTCATTCTGGACTTGGGTCGCGTTTACACTCGGAATACCAACAGCAAACGTACCTACCACCCCACCGAAGTAGTGCGGATCAGTGATCGGCACCCCTGTCTGCGTTGGTGCGGGAATCGTCGTACCGACCCACTGCCTCGCATCCATCTGCGGATAGTCCGGTGCAAGCGTCTCTGCAATCAAGTGCTTGCCGGTAGTCTCTGCGAAAACCTTTACTTTGCCTGCCGACGCCACGGCCGCATTAGGCAAGTCGAGTCTGTAGTATCCCCCACTTAATTCGTAGACGGCGCCCGAAGTCCACGGCGTCGTGATCGTCGCCAAATCGCTGAGCGTTATAGCTACTTCTGCGTTCGCGCCAAAAATTTGGTAGTAGACCGTTGGCCACGTCGCTGCGACCAGTCCAGTCACGCCAATGCCGCTGTCGTTGACGATCTGAACCGTGATCGACTTGGAGGTTACCCCAGGGGCATAGAGAAGACTCATGCGCAGGCCCTCCGTCTTCGCATCAGTAGTCCACCCGCCGTCGCCCCCGGATACCTGGCGTGCTTGATCCGGTTTAGCGCTCGTGGGTTTCCGGCCATGTCGTCGGCATCAATCGCGACCCCCTGGCTTGGCTGTGTCCCAATGGAAGCAAAACGCACGCTGTCCATGTATCCAGAAAAATAGAACGGAGTAAGAGCGCCGACGTACACGCCTAGCGTCGTAGGCTGCCCATTGTTCCAAAGCCCGGCGCTCGATGGCCAAGTATCGGTTTGCACACCATTCTTGTAAGCGAAAAATGATGTGCCGATCCGCGTAATCCTAAATTTGCACCAAGTATTAAGAGTCACAGTTCCAAGCGATTTTGCGCTAGCAATGTCCCAGCTTGAGCCGGCGCTGCTCATGTAGATTGCAAGAGTTGACCCTGCCGACGAAAACCCCAGGAGCATCGCGGCATAGTCGCCCGAGCCTAAATTTGCAACGGAAATGCTCGTCGCTCCGTTCGCGTTGCTGGTACGATACTCCCGCCAAGAGACGGTGAAATTTCCTGCGCCGAAGTTGAGAGACGCCACATTAGGAATCGAAACCTTAGTGCTCGCCGCCGCATTGAACAGCATCGACCCATCCCCACCCGGTGCCGCTTGCGGGGACGGCCCGCTTGTGCTGCCATTCATGTTGACCAACGTGCCATTGTTCAACTTGCATAGGTCGTACCACGTAGCCAAACCGCCCCAATAATTCGGGATCGCCTTGTACCAGGCGACAAGACCTTGGTTCGGCCCCCACCCCCAATTGACCGGGTTGGTTCGATTGACGTTGAGATAGTTCGGCATTACGTGTACTGCCCCGTAGTCGGGTAGAACACAAGCGACCATCCGCTACTGATGCTCTGACCCAAATTGTTGATGATGTACGGGGCGTAGTCGTAAGCCTCAAGAGGTATGCCTGTGATGTCCATGATCTGCGACGATGCGCTCGAAGCCGCAGGCCAGTAGAAAAACCCAACTAGGTAGTTGGGGGAAAGATAAGGCGTCGATGTATCGACTCCAGCGATGTTTGTCCCATCCGCCTTTGGCACAAGGTAGAGGCTTACCGTAGCGCCTTCCGCTGGCACAGACCCGGCCGCAGCCGTAAGTCTGGCGATAGTTGAATTGCACAGGCCCGTCGAATTAGTGAGATTCGAGGCTCCGTTCGCAATGGACGCCGCCGCGTTGCTGACGCTGCCGCCGCTGGAAACGGTAGTTACGGCTGAGCCAGCTTTTTCGGTGATGTTGCCGGCCATTTAGTATGCCCCACTCCAGAGGTTGAATTGTGACGCGACTGCTGCATCAATGTGAGCGTCGGTGATTTGTGTTTCCGTCCCCGGCGTCCCGCCCATATAATCTGCTTGGATCGTTGCATCGCTGGCCAACATCTGAGCGCGTGAAACCATGAATGCTGACGGGTTAGCGACAATTTGATTGGCCAAAGACGAATGCAGAGGATGCGCGTCTTGGGCCACACCGACAACAGTATGAGCTACGCTGGCGTTTGGTGCCGTGCCGCCCGTCAAGGCATTCGCCGCGACGGACATCAGCCCTTGTGGTTGCTGCGAAAGCGTGCCGGCCCAGATCACGACGACACTACCAGCGGGCAAAACGGTTCCTTGGCAGAAGCATATCGGGCCTGCGGGAATCGACAGGACAGCATTGATCGCCACTGCCACCTGCGAGGGGGTTGCATTCCACGGGATTACGACCGTGTTGCTTCCGAGCGGCCCGCCCGTCAGCGTGAACGATCCTCCCGTGGGCACTCCGCTGACGCTGATCGTTTGAATGTCGTAGGCGCACTCCTTGTAGATCGTGCCAAGGATATAGTCGATAACGGCGCTGATAGCCCGTTGCTGAAACGGCACCGATTGGCTTAGCGTGTATTCGTCGATTCTTGCCATGATTTATCTCCTATCCGCGTACACGCCCGCGAGCCACAACAGCAGCGCGAGCGGAATAATCCAGAATGTCATTGATGCGTCCCTCAGTACAGAACCACCACACCACTGGCTGCCGTGCCCGTATTCCACAGGCGCGTCGCCATGATCGGGTACATGTACCCCGCAACCATATACACCACCGCCTTGTTCGCGTTGCAGTCCGTCAGCGTCACGTTGCCGGATGCCCCCACCATGATATATCGCGAGACGGTCGCCAGGTCTACCGAGTCGCTCAGCGTAATCGGTACGACGTTGGGGCACGGAGCACACAGGTTCGGTCCGTCCGGTCCGCCCACTCCCGCTATCGTGGTGCCGCCGTTGAGCCAGGGATTAGCTGCTGCCATGTGTGTAGTCCTCGCCTAGGTCGATTGGTGGGTAGTCAGCCTTTTGGATGTACCGGGTCCGGCACGTACAACGGCGTCTCGCCCTCCGAGCAGTAGTCGCAGTCACATCCGTTCTCGGACGTGTGCCCGCACTCCGCGCAAACATCCGCACCCGTGTCCGTCGCCGTGGTCATCACCTTGCCGCAGTTTGGACAAGTCACGCCTGGCATACGTACACTCCCGCAGGCACGCCAACCTGCCTTAAGGTCTCATTAAACATATCCAGCGCCAGCTCCCCGGAGTCCGGCCCGTCGTCGTGTATCCCGGCGGACGGCTTCTGGTCGCGCTTGAAGTCGCGGAGCTGCTGAATGCACCTGCGTCCCCCCGGTGTGTTCTTGACCTTGACCCTCCGCTGGGCGAGCAGCGGGTTCCACCCGGTTATGATGCGCAGCTCCTTGTTGACCGTGTTGCACTTGTGGTACACCGGGACCAGCAGCCCGCGCTGCGTGGCCCAGCGTATGAACGGCAGCACGATCAGCTCCTGCATCCCGTTGGACTCTATCAGGATACCGCACGGGCCGAACCTCGCCGCCAGGTCGATGCCGTCCGTGACTATCGAGCGCATCCCTGGGGAGCTTGGCAGCGGCTCCACCGGCCTCCTGTTGTCCATGTCGAAGTCGAAGTACGCCGTCATCTTGCTCATGTCCACCGCGAGCATCGCCCACGAGGAGTCGTCGCCCGTCCTGCTGTCCGAGCCCTTACTGGGGTCCAGTGCCATGACCTTGCGGAACGTGCTCCAGTTCTCCGGCCATTCGTCGAAGAATATCCCGTCGAAGAACTCCGCCGGCCACTCGCACTCGCTGTTGCTGACCGACCAGTTGCCCTTCTCCAGTCGCTCCCTGTCGATCCTCGGCAGCGCTTGCAGGTTGGCGAGGTATCCGGGGTCCGCCTCCATCAGCTTAGGGTTGTCGGTCAACTTCGCACCGATGAACGTCACGCTCTTCGGTGTCGTGCCGTGCTCCTGCTGGAGTGCCGCCGGGTCGTCGCCCCACACTATGTCGTCGTTCCTGCGCACCATCCACCGTATCACGCCTGACCTCTCCGGTATCGGGAAGCCGGTAGTCTGGTCTATCCACCACGCGATGAAGTCCGCGAGCCACCCAGGCTGCGGGTTGGCGGTCGCGCGGATGTACGGCCTCACGCCGCACGTCGAGCGGTTGCGCGACAGCAGGTACCAGAACTGCTGCTCCTCGAAGGACTCCAGCTGGTCGAACCCTATCAGGGCTATCTGTGCCCCGCGCCAGCTCAGCACGTCCTTCGCATACTGTATGTGTCCGAACTGCACCTTGGCTCCGGACGGGAACTTCCACGACAGTTCCGTGCCGTTCGGCTTGGCGTCCATCAGCGGATACAAGTTCATCGACTCCGGCCACAGTCCCCCAGGCTGTGTCACCTCCGGGTACGTCCTCCTGAATATGACCGCCGAGTACCCCCTCCTGTCTATGTGCCTCGCCGCCTCCATGAGCAAGGCGAACGTCTTGCCACCCCCCGCGCTCCCACCGTACAGGCATATGTCGGCACTACACGCGAGGAACCTCTCCTGCGGGCCACCCTGCGGGCGTATGGCCTCCGCTGGTGTTCGCTGGTGCCTCTCTCGCTGCTTTGGCGCAATGGTCAGCACTGCTTCATCGGCTCCTTTATCCTGACGTTCTTCCTCCTGTTGGCGATCAACCCAAGCCGTCCGCGCTTGCTCGCAATCGTGTCCTGCCCACGGCCCATCTCCCTGGCTATGGTATCATCATTCGCACCGGCGGAGTGCAGTCTGCGCAGCACTTTGTCGTCGTCCTCGCCCCAAGGCCTGCGAAACATGCTACACCTCCTGGAAGGAATCACTCCACTGGTGTAGGTACAGGACGCGGTATACCAACGGTGCGCGGACGGTGCCCAAGCCGAATACCCACGCTGACAGGTCGTTGAGGTACATTTCAATAGGTGTCATGCCTCGTCCCTCTCCAGTACCTCAATGTCGTCAACCGGAGACTCTACCACCTCCGCGTCAGAATCAATCGGCGCGGTCACATCTTGAGCGGAAATGTCTATGGCCGCCGCACCTCCTGAAGGAGAGCCTCCGACATCGCGGCCGTTGGCAGGCAGGTATATCCCCACCTGCGCAGGGCCGGTGCTAACGTTGATCTGCGTGTTGTTGTTCGTCACGTCCTCGAATAGCCCCTGCAACTTGGCTATGTCCATAGTCGCCTGGCGCATGACCTGGAGGTACTCGCAGCCGGGTAGCCTGCTCTCGATGGAGTCGATCACCTTGACGAGCGACAATTCCTCGCCCACCGCGCGGCGCTTGCCATTCTCGTCCGGTTCGCTGTAGACCTTGACCAGCCCCTGCTCCTGCTTGGTCATGGTCATGTCCTGCTTGCTCTTCTCCCAGGCGTCCCACGCCTCCTGCCGGACCAGCTGCAACTCGGCGATGCGCCTGTCTATGTTGGCGTCCCGGTCCTTGATGCGCGAGGTCCGCATCTCCTCGGCCAGCTTGCGCAGGTGGTAGTGGACGGTGGCCTGCGAGGTGCCTATGCGCAGGGCTATCTCCGTCTGCGTGAACCCGGCCTTGTCCAGTCGGTGTATGGCGGCGGTGCGCTGCTCTAGTTGCACGCCACCCAGCGGGGTGTGCTTTGACCTCGGCTTGTTTGCTGTTGCTGTCATATGCATAAACCCTACAAACCAGTGCTGTTATCCTTGGTGTGTGCCCACTACCTTGATAGGTTCCTTGTCTGTGCCAGTGTACTGCTCTCGTAGCGTTCGCCTTCGCTTATTCCGTGCAAAACAATCACGACGAGGTGTACCCCTCTGCGCTTGGTCTGAACAGTTCTCCATCATCTCCACCGCCTTACGCAGGCAGTCCACGCACACGCACGACGCCGCCAACTGCCCGCTCAGTGTCTCGAACCACTCGAACTCCATCACCGCTTTATTGGTATGGCACTCGTCGCAATCTATATTCTTGCTGTCTAGCCTCTTCATGTCCGCCCCCTGTTCGGCCCGGTAGGACTCGAACCTACAACCAAGACATTTGTCCTGCTCTGCCATTGAGCTACGAGCTGATTTCTACCCCAGTGAGCACCTTGTACCAGATAGGTTCGGATTACGTCTAGAGTCCGACGGGTCACTGGGGTAGCGGTCCTGCGAGTGATACCGCTTGGTCTTCCACCTGCCGGCCTCACGCCGGCCCGCGCTGATCCGGTCGTGCCCACACCTCTTGGTTAAATTCGCTCCGCGCCACTGGAGCACTGGGCCACCTGTTACGAATATCGACTAGCTCTCTGAAGTAGAGCCTTGTCGCCTCGATGAACCACAACAGACCGTACCGTAGTATGATGTGAACTCGCCTCCAGATATTATTATTCCACATCCTTGCTCCCCCTTACCTCTGGTCGTGCGTTGCACTCTGGCAGCTGCGCACCATGTCCTCGCCGTCCGCCTCGTCTACGTCCACGTCCGCTACGGTCAGCATCCTCACATCGCTGTGCTCCACGCACGTGTCCACGCCCTTGCCCATCGCCTGCACGCGCTCGACGGGTATCTCCGCGCCGCAGGTCGTACACCGATTCCTCTTGCGCATCACCGACCCCCCTTCACCAGGGGGTGGGGGAGCCGCTCGTCCAGCAGCCTCAGCAGCAGTCGCAGGGCCTCGCTCCTCCTGCGGTCCAGCCAGTAGTCTCCGTCCATCTTGCTACTCCCTTGTCAAGTTGCCCGCGCTTCCCTGGTAGTGCCAACCCTTGCAGTCCTTGCACTGGTATACTCTACCCACATTGTACCCTCCGCCGCAGTTGCGCTTCGCCTTGTTCGCCGCGTTTTTGGCATGGACCTTGGACTCGTGGCGCGGCATGCCGGTGACCTCGCATCGTGGTAGCATTCTGTTGGTCATTTTACTGCGGCCGCGCCTACTCCTGAAGGGGACGTAGCAGTCCTCGACCGCAGGTAATCCAGCGCGTCGGCCCACGCCTCGTCCTTGGTGGGGTAGCTGTGGCTCAGCGCAGACCACATGCTGCCGATCCTGTCGTACACCTTCCAGCCAGTAGAACTGGGGTTGCGCGTGCATACCGCGTTGGGTCTCAGCCTCAGTATCTCATCGGCGGTAGTAGTATTGTCACACATCTCTGACTCCATACCTGCTGTTGCGATTATACTCGTTGCCGCCGGTGTAGCACCCGTGACACAAGATAGGAGTGCTCTCCTCTGGGGAACCGCTGATAAACTTGCGTTTGCAGTGAGAGCACCAGTAGGCGTACCGGAATCCACCGTTGATCGAGTGGTGCAGATATTCACCTTTAGCAGTATTCGGCGCGGTGTCCATAGCGATCCATTCTACCCCAAGTCAACGGGTTGGCAATAGGAAAATCGGAGCCTTGCTCTATAATAACTTTTACCTATAGGTAAAATTCCCCTTGCCATACAAAATCCCTTGAATACACTAGGCAAGTACGACCTTAAGCTGGCCAGGGACGGATTATTTTTATTATATATTATTATATATGATAAAAATTCGTAGGGAGTATATCCTACGTATCCTTCGGTATGAACATCCTCTCAAACCTATTGACACTCATCACGAACCACCGCCCCCTATCTGGCCCGTCCACCCCCTCGACCACCACCTTCTCCTGGTACTCCGGCACAGCCGTGGCCACTGCACGGACGGCGTAGGTCTGACCAACGCAGTCGGGCGACGCGCTGGACTTGCAAGTGTAGTGCTGTCCGATGACGGCTCCCATACTCAACCTCAGAATGGTATCGGTTCTTCCGTTTCACCCTTGGGCAACGGAGGAACTCCTTGCCTCTTGTTGCACGTCCCGCACGCCAGCACCAGCCTTCCCTCGCAGTAGTCCAGCATCCACAGCTTGATCCTGCGGTGGCGCGATGTCTTCGCAGGATACCACTTTACCTTTACGGTGTGGTGGAACTCAAGCTCCCACGGCCTGCGCTCCGGGCAGTAGTGGCACTTGGACCCCATCAGCATTATCAGCAGTTGGCGCTGGTGACTATACCTGCGGTTGTCAGCTTGTCTGCCCACCCGTAGACCTCCCACCGCTTGAGTAGCTTGAGGTTGATCCTGTACCCACTCCCATATGTCGGCCTGGTCGCCGACCCGCCGTACTTGCTGTTGAGTCTATCCGGCGTCATTGCTGAGCATATCCTATCCACCTCGCAGAACGGCACGGCGTAGCAGGCGACCAGCCCACACAGCGCCATATTCTCCAGCTCCGCGACCGACTTGGCCTCGGTGGTCAGCACCCGGTGGTGCCAGATGATGTACGTCAACTTGCGAGTCGCCGCGAACTCCCTGTCCTTCAACAACCTGCCGCCGTACACGAACGCGGTCCTGCTCCTGCCAACTGCCTTGGACTCGAAGTAGTTGGTGCCAGCACTAACGTCCGGACAGTAGTCGGCAGTGCAGTCGGTCTTGTGCCTGACCCCGCCGACCAGCGTTGCGGTCAGTCGCTCGGCCAGATCGCCTATCACGTTCCGGACAACGCCGTGCTGTCCCTCCAGTATCTCAGGGTCGAACAGCAGCCCCTGATGCTCGGTTGACTTCCTGCCCGACAGGATCACTGTATCACCTCCGGTTCGTAGTCGTCCACCGCCGGCCTCAGTACCACCTCCGGCGACTTCCTTGCCGCCCTATCCCCGCTGATCGCCGCCTCGCACCTCGGCACCGCGAACTCCCGCAGGTATCGCTCCGACAGGTCTATCCCCACCCCGCGCCTGCCTAGCGACACCGCAGTGGCCGGCGTCGTGCCGCTGCCCGCGAACGGGTCGAGGACCAGGCATGGCACGACGCCCGCGCCGACGTGCTCGCACCCCTGCCGCCATCCTGCGGTGGTAGTGGTGGCTGGGACTCCTGATAGCGTAGAGTTGCTGCCGGGCAGACCGTTGCGGTTGCTGGCTATACTCCTGTCGTACTTGCCCTCGTTCCCCACCACGACCGCCCCACTCTTCACCACCACCCTCTCATACGGTTTCCCGCACTCTGCGCAGCATCCGTACTCGCTGGTTCCAGCCAGTATGCACGGCTCGATCAGGCGTGGACTGAATGTGGCGAAGTGGGCACCCTTGAAGGATGCTACAGGTACGACCCACACGTCGCGCTTGTTTACATCTCTGTCCATTACTTCGTCATCTCGACCATTGGCAGATGCCGCTGTCGCCGCTGTCGCTTGCTTGTCCTTGTCGCTGTTGGGTATGAAGTCGCTGCTCTTGTACTTAGACTTCGCTCCAACCTTTATCGCCTCGTGATCGAAGTACCAGTCCTTTCCCTTCGCAAGCAAGAATATATGCTCGTGGCTCTTGGAGCACCTATTAGTCACGCTCTCCGGCATCTTGTTCGGCGCGTACCATATGATGTCCTGCACCAGTCGCCACCCGTCGGCCCTCAGCGCCATTGCCACCGAGGTCGGCACCAGCATCTGCCCCTCGTCGAACGTGTCCCCCAAGTTGAGCCACAGCGTACCGTCGTCCCGCAGTACCCTCCGCACCTCGCTGAATACCTCGACCATGTGGCAGGTGAAGCACTCTCCGCATGGGTTGTGCGTTGCCCAGCCGAAGCAGTCGTGTACGTCCTCGG